GTTGAATAGCAAAATATCATCATGAATAATTTCTTCATGATCATCCCATCCTTGGTCATCTGCTGGATGGATAGAGGGGTTTGCCTTTTGATTTATTATTGATAAGCCAATAAAGTGTAATGTTCTATGGGTTTCTGTTTCGGTGAAATTTTTCATGATTTTTAGTTTGTAGTGTTATTAAAATAGGAAGGTTAAAAAAGCATCTGTTGTTTTATCCTTGTTTTAAATCTCTTTTTTGCGGCTAAAAAATATTCTTCATCTATTTCATAGCCTGTTAAATTTCGTTTTAACTCATGACAAGCAATAGCAATGCTGCCACTACCTAAATGCGTATCAAGTATATTATCCCCTTCATTAGTGTAGTTTTCCAAAAGCCATCTATAAAGCGCGACGGGTTTTTGTGTTGGGTGAATCCTTGTTTCTTTGTTTTTCATGTTCTGTTGAAGCATCCCATTCCATCTCCATTTAAAAAGCTTTGCAGCTCCTTTTTTGCTACACCACGCGCTTTCACAATCTGCAAAGTCTCCGGAATTATCTTTATCCCAGACAATGTATGAAGGGCAAATATTTAGATAAGATATGAAGTAATTCCAGCCCCAAATAATCTGATTTTTTGATACCCTTTTCAATTCATCAAAATAGGCTCTTTCGGGAATTTGGTTATCCCAATTTTTAACGGTGTATTTATCAGCTGCAGCAAGATTCGACCTCGAAGCAAAGTTTTTAGAACTTTCGCCAATTCCATAAGGTGGATCAACTATTGCCCAATCAAATGAATTATCTTTCATTCCTTTCATGGCCTCTAAGCTATCCCCATGAATTAAATTTATATCTGCTCTATTACTATTCATCTGTTTTGTTATGGTTTATGGGAAGCTGTTTCCAGCCTTCAGAATCATCAGGATGAAGAACCCGATCTGCTGAACCTTTAGAAATTACAATTGATTTGCCCAGAATATGAAGAAGCATTTTTGCTTCTTCAGGGCTGATTGTTAGTTGATTCATTTTTGCCATCTGTTTTATTATTAGAGTACCTTAAATTTACTTTCTTTTTGATTCTCCCAGGATTGCAATCTTGTTGAACATTTGCTTACATCTATCAGCAAGCATTGTTGAATAATTCTCCCTTAAATCATCAAAATCTGCAAGGTTTGTTGTTATGTGGGTTTTCATCCCATTCTTCAGCAAAAGCCTGTATCTTCCCAGAATTACAAGCTGCATTACATTAATGACTGTTCCAAAGTTGTTTACAGGGCCTGTAAGCAATTCTTCCCCCAATCCATCAAAGCCCTTAATAATTGGCTTCTCAGATCTGCCCAACCCCTGCTTCTTCTGATAGAAACTTTTTGTTGTATGTTGGGCAATTATTTCTTCTTCTGTCTGATCCTTTAGCTTTGTAAACTTTCTATAATTTTCAGTTACAGCATCACAAGAAAAAACCCTGAACCTTTGCTGCTCCAATTCTGGGAAATGCCTTGTTATTTCAGAGAGTATTTCAAGCAGAAGGCTTTTTCCTGTTCCTACATTTCCGCAAAGCATCAACCCTTTTCTAAGGGAGGCCCCTGGAATTGGGGAAGAACTTCTTTCAAACAGGGGGTTTTTAAATAAATACAATGCTAATTCTGGGAGAATCCAATTATTAACTGAATCCCATTCATAGAATGAATATTTAACTTCAAAAAGGTTCTGAAAGAACTGCTGCTGAAGCCCTGCAAGTTCCTCCCATTCTTTTTCAGATTTACCACCCGTTTGAATATCGTTCTTCAGATTTTGCTGTTGAATTGTCCGTTCCTTTTTTAGCTGCTGAATATAGCTTTGAAGGGCCTGCTGTTCTGTTTTTTGCTGTTTCATTTTGCTTTCTATTTACTGTTGTATTCAGGTAAGAATCAAAGCCTGCCTGAAGTGCTACTTCTGAAGGGCTGTATTCCTCCCTGATAGCTTTATTAATGAAGGCAATTTGCAACTCTTTAACATCAACCCCAACTGCCTGGGCTTTCTGTTGCCATTGATGAACCCTGATTGAATTATTCTCAATAATCTTCTGAAGATATTCTTCTTGAATTGCTGCAAGCGTATCTTCATTTTTTTCCTTTTCTATACTTTCCTTTTCTATACTTTCCTTTGTTGCATTCTCGCTGCGAGAATTGGCATTCTCTCTGCGATAATTGCCCCTTAACCCTGTATTCTCGCTTCGATATTTCCGTTTTTGCCTGCTTCTGTCTTTCTCCCTCTTTTCAAACATTGGCTTCAATCTTTCCTTCAATGAAAGGCTAAAGATGAATACTTCATTCCTTTGAAGCAGCCCCAGAAGTATGCAATAAGTCCATATTTCAGAAAGAAGCTGGGGTTCAAGTCCAAAATCCCCAGCAACAAGGGTTGCTTCTTGTTCATTGAATTCAATTCTGGTTCCTGGAGAAGCTGAAAGAAGTTCAAGGGTTTTGAAAAAAACAGCATATCCTGTTAAACCGTACTTGTTTTCAAGGGCCTTGATTTTCCTGTTGTTTCTTGCCTGGCAATCATGGCTGAACCAATCAGCCCCTTCTTTTTTGGGTCTACCTGCCATTTCGTAACATTTTTTTAGTTGAAAAACCCTGGGGGCCTCAGGCCCCCAGGCAACAAAAGCGAAGGACTAACTGAAAAAATATTTCATTCCCTTCTGAATAAGATCTTCTGAAACTTTCCCGTAAAATTTCGGGCTGCATTTTGTATATCTATTCCCCCACATCATAACATTCTGAAAGGGGGCATTCTCTGCTTCTGTCTTATATCGTTGATTAAGCCCAAAGGAAAAGCTTTTGAAGGCATCAGGCCCCCCTTTCTTTTCCGTAAAAGAAACCTTTGCTGAACTGCAATAAACAGCAGAAATTCCTGAGGCTGTTTCTTCAACCCAATATTCACCTGGGAAGATGGACTGAACCCCAGGAACAAAAGCCTGGGTAAGTTCCTGAATCTTTTCATCAGATAAGACTTCAAAATAAAGTTCTTCCTTTGTTCCTGGGGGATCAAAGGACAAATCAGAAATCAGCCTTTCAACCATATCTTCAGAAAGATCTATTTCCTTGTAAAATACAAAACAATTTTCAAGGGCCTCCACCAATTCAGCCCTGGGAATATCTACCAATTCAGCCCAATTCCTTTCTTCTTTTACAAGGGAATCATAACAGGCCAAAATTTCAACAGCTTTAGGGCTCTGATCCTTCCAAAGGGCATTGAAAAAATATTGAGTAGAAGTAAGCCCCTTAATTTTCTTTGCTGCTGCATCAAGTCTTTTCCTTACAGCAGCAGCCCTTGTTCTGATATGAAGCCCCAGGCTTCTCAATTCAAGGGGCAGATAAGGGAAGGGGCAGGCAACCTTGCCTTCAAATTCTGGCAAGATATGGGGGTTGCTCCATATCTTACAGTATTTTATTTTTTCATCCTTGCAATGAATTTCAAACCGTTTTCTTCCCTTTGAATAAACCTGAATGCTTCTCCCTGGGGAAGGTTCATATTTCCAATGTAATACCTTCATTTTGATTTTGTTGGATTACTAAGGTAATAATTAATTCTTAATTAAAGCAAGTTCAACCAATTCAAACAGCCTTGAAAAAAGCTCTGAAAAGTAAACTTCTGTTACAAATTCAAAATCTGAATCTGCCTTCCTGAACCCTACTTTGTAATAATATGCCCTTCCTTCCAGGTTGTAAGCCTCTGAGAAGCTTACAACCTGGGAAAGGTTGATTCCCCTTTTTTGAAGAATCGTTTTCAGCAGGATCTTCAACTTATCACCTTTCATAAAGATCATAAATTGAAAAATCTGCCTCCACTATTTCAGAAGATCCTGAAGAATTATTGAACTTTCTAAGGCTTATGCAGAAAGTTTTAAAACCCTGCTTGTATAAGTTGAATATAAGCTTCTTCAGGCCCCTTTCAGGGTCTATTCCTGAAATATGAAGATAAGGATCATGAAGGCCTTTCATTAGGCCCCCAGGCTTGAAGATGGAGGCTTCTGGGATGAATTGCAGCAGTTCTTCTTCTTCAAACTGCTTTCCAGGATAATTTAAATTATCAAGGGCCTGATTAATACCCAGAATCCTGCATTCAAATCCTTCTTGCACTTCCTGAAATTTATTCAGATCAAAAAGGGAATGAATTGGTTTTGTTGAAATTTGGTCTGGGCTCAACAAGATAAGTTCTTTTGATTTGTTCATTTTGCTTTCTGTTAAATGATGGAAAAATTATTTATTCTTCAATTCCTTATTCTGCAAAAATTTAGGCATTGCAAGCCTTGCCTTTTGCTTCTTAACTGAATTCAAGAAGAAAGAAACCTGATGAAGCTGGGGATATTTATCCCAAATCTTCTGAAGCTCTGAATCCTTCTGGGTTGCTTCAATGCTTTCTTTGATCTGAAGGGCCTCTGCTTCTGTTATACCAAATTTCTTGAAGGGATCTTCTTGAAGGGGCTGTTTCCCTTTTTGAACCGTCTGTTGCTGGGGCTGCTTCTTTGAAGCCTGGGGAGGCTGCTGGGGGGCTTCCTGCTGTTCCTGTTGGGGAAATTCCGTACTTATACAGAAAACAGTTTCTATTGCCTGAGCAATTGCAATTGAAGTTGCTGCCTTAGGCCCAAAATCCCCTGCATGATTCTTTGCAATGCTGTGATCTGAACAAACTGTTCCTTCATCACATGAAAACTTAACCCTGATTGTTGTAAGGGTTCTCCAATTCAATTTTTGAAGGCCTGTTTTCTTGTCTTGGGTTGTATAAGTAGTTTCAGAAAGGGAAAGGCTTTCTGTTGACATAACAACCCCAAAAGATGCTAATTCTGGTTGAAGATGGTTTTTCAGATCATCAATTGAACGGTAACTTGAACCGTAAGAACCTGAATTGCTCCTTGTTTTGGCAATTGCCCCAATATTCTGGGAAATATCTGAAAGCCTGCTGTAAATACTAATTGAATTGTTCATTTTGCTTTTCTTTTTAGAATCCTACATTATTGATTTCTTCCTGCCCTTCAGCATTGAAGGGGTTGTTCTGAAAATATGTTTCCAAGTGCCGTTTCACTGTCTTTCTATGCAAGCCCGTAATTCTTGAAATTAGGGAATAATTAGGGGGGGAATTGGGATCAATATTCTGTTCATAAGCTTCAATTACAGCTTTGTAATTATCCAAAGCTTCCTGATTTTTGAACTGAAGCTGCTGAGGCTTTGAAGGGGCTGCTGAAGCCTGGGGCTTCTGATCCAACATTTGAAGGTATCTTCTTACACAAAGCTTAATTGCCTGAGTTTGAGAAGTAACAGCTTCCCCTTCAACTCTCATTCTTGCAAGCAGAATTACAGGAAGATCGGCTTCCTGCCCCTGCCAAACAACATTAGTAAATCTTTGATCTTTTGACATATTTATTTTGAATTAATTAAATGATATTCAACAGTTTTGAAGTGATCTTTTTCAAGGAAGATTCCTGATTGTTCCAGGCAGAGCCCTGAAGCCTGTATCTTCCAATTCCTGAAGAATTCAGGCCAAAGGTATTCCTGAAAATTTTTCTTAGATGTTACCCCCCAAACCTTTGTAAATTCCAACTTATCAAGGCCCTGATTAGCCTTAAACATTCCTTCCTTATCATCAAAGGCCTTTGAGCAATAGTAAGCAGTAAGAAGATTCATAAATCTTTCTTTGTGATGCTTTTCAATGATTGAAATGTGCTTGCATTCCAGCTTGTAATTGGTGAACCCATTGAAGCCAATGTATAAAACAGGGGGGGTTCTCATAATTCCTATATAAATCTGCATAATACGTTCATTTTGTTTTTCTATGTGCAAGATCTTAATTAATTATTAATTAATCAAGTGATTGCACAAAAAAAAAGGTTGCCTGTTAAAGCAACCCAGAAAAGCAAAATGAACGAACAAGGCATCTATACAGCAGAAAGCCTTGATTTTTCGTTTGTCAAATATACGGTTTTTTATGTGTCAAATTGAATGCAATTTAAATCAAGGTTGTTGCCTGTTGTTATTCCAATAATGGAGAATTCCCCGTCAGATGCTTTTATCCTGTAACGATATGTTGAGCCGTTTGCAAAATCTGTTACCCCCCCATAAGTATCATATTGAGGCCGAGCCCCAGCAGGAAAATAAAAAGGAACATTTGAAGTTCCTGCTGTTCTTCTTACAAGCCCCTTACAATATAGCCTGCCCCCTGAATTAATTCTGTATTGAGCATTTTCAACAGAATCAGAAAACAAAGATTCAAGGGTAATATCTGTATAAGATCCAGGATCAAAGCCTGAACCCCCAGCCTGATTTTCAAGCAGGGTTGTTTGCTTGAAGTTCAAGAATGAATCATCCATTATTGAAACGCTTCCTGAAATATCCCCCTGCTCAGACATCAATTCAACATAATCTGTATCAAGCAATTCCCCTTCCCAATGAAAAAAAGCTGTTGATGTTTTTGAATTGCCATTGTTTCTTGAATATCCCCCAAAGGTTTGCCCTTCAGCTTTCAAGGCTGTTCCTGATCCGTTCTTTTGAAGCCAAAGGTTCAGGTTTATCCTTTGGCCTGAAGGGTTGTTGTAATTGATAGCAGCAAATATTTCATACCTTCCCCCCTTGCCTGTTGCAGGGCCTATCCTTGAAGGGTTCGTTCCTGTTGAATGATTAACCCCCAAATCAATTCTAACTTGATTCTGCCATTCAACAGCAATTGCTGTTGAAGCGTTCGGGTTCTGGGTATTGCCTGAAGTTGTCAATCGGGCCCCGTTCGGGTTTGCTGCAAGGGGAATCTGAACTGCATTGTTCCAGCTTCCCGAAGCCTTTCCCGAATAAAAGATTCGGTTCGTTTCGTCAACGTAGTGGTCCCCGTCAACCCCGTCAGAAACATCATCTGGGGGCCCTGATCCGCTTAATACAGTATTTCCGTCAGATCCGTTTGTTCCGTTTGACCCTGCTGGGCCCTGGTCCCCCTTGCTGGCTAATAAATCCCAATAGGTTGCATTCGGGGGCTGTTGGTTAATATGACTTGACTTTGCCACATAAGCAGATCCAGCGTCTTCAACAGCGTCAAATTGGTTGTAATTTGTTGCACCTGACCATACGCCCGTCCAAATAATTCCTGTGCCTGCTGGGCCCTGGGGCCCAGAATCTGCAAACAAATCCCAGAAGGCTGAACCTGGGGGATTCAAAGAAGGGGGCTGATTGTTTGAAGGGGCTGTTGCAATCCATGCTTTTAAATCATGATGAACCCCATCATTTTGCACATAATTTGTGCCTGAATCCCAAGCCCCCTTCCATGCAAGCCCTGAAGGCCCTGCATCCCCCTTAGGGCCTGCATCTGTTATATTCATAATAACAGCCTCAGGATCTTCAATATTAATTGTTACTTCATCAGAATCTTCAATAATAATCTGAAGTTCTTCTTCATCAACAACAATAATTGTTTCAAATGTAGACATTAATTCAAGGGATTATCTTGCTGAATCAGCAATTACAGTTATTCTTCCTGTTACGTAGGTTCTTATTCTGCCATCAGGCAAGGTATATTGAATATCAAAGAAGTATTCACCTGGGGAAACATTGGCTGTTTGAACCCCAGGAATTGCCAAATCAACAACAATTGTTCCCAGGGTTGAAACGTCTGGGGAAGGGGTTGCCTGAAGCAAAGCAACAGTATCTTCAGTATCTGCCTTCATCTGAAACAGAATTGAAGTTCCTGTATAATCATAAGAAGGATCTGAATTATTATTCGTAGTGAATTTTTTTATAAAATCATCCCCCCTAAAGATTCCGTAATTTCTTGAAGTTTGGTATGTTATTGTTGACATAATTTTACTTTGTATTCATTACCTGAGAAGAAGTAAAAAAGAACCCATTGCCTGAAGGGGGCATTTGCAACCATTCTAAAACAACATAGCCCCCCCCTTTCTTTCTGTATCTGTTTTTAAACTTAGGATAATCAACAACAGGTTTTTTCTTGAATTCCTCCCATGCCTGCCTTGTAGCCTCCACATCTTCAGGATGAACAAAGGAAAGAAAATGAGAAGCCTTCAGTTCTTCCTGCTCCCAGCCTAAAACCTCTGTAAAATAGGGATTAACCAGAAGAAACCTTCCTTCAGGGGAAAGAATTACATTCAGGCAGAAATCTTGCCTGATGAACATTTGAAAAAGGGATTCTGCAAAAACAATGCTTTTTAATCTTTCAATTGATCCTGTTGAATCCATTTCTGCAATGATGTTTGCAATCTCCTTATTAAGTCTTTGCAAGGGGCCTAATTTAAAAACGCTAAAAAACCTTTTCATTCCTTAATATGATCTAAAATCTTGTTCAACTTATCTTCAAGGGCTGTTTCCTTTGAAGCATAATCCTTGAAGAAAGCTTTAACTTCAAAAATGAATTCTTTTATATCTGTTCTAAGGCCCTTATCTTCTTCATGTGTGAACAACATTTTAGTCATTAGTTCAGTGACCTTCTGAAGAAGAACAGCCCTTTCTGCCTGCTCTTTTACAAGCCTGAGCCAAAGGGCAGCAACTGCTGCAATTAAAACAGCAACAAGAAGCCCGTAAGCATAAGCATTGAAAGGACTTGCCTTCAATGCCTGTTCTGATATTTGTAACAGCTCTAGATTCATAAGATCAAGAAATTACGTTTTTCTTGATTGTGCAATTTTTGAACCTAACTTCCTGAAATTTCCTCTGCTGTTATAAAGGGGGAAAGATTGTTTGTTTTCCTCTACATATTTGATGAACTTTTCAAGATAGGCAAGGCCTAAAGATCTATTATCCCCAGCTTTCTGGGAAAGTTCCTTCAGAGAAACGGGGGAAGAATATTCATTTTCCTTTTTTACAAACCCTAATTTTGTTGTGTGGTTTTGACCATTAAGAATATGCCTTGCAAAAGCATAATAAGAAACAGCAGGCTTCAACAGATCAAGGGCTGCTGCATTGTCACCTGATGCAGGGTTTGCATCAAGATCTGCAAGAAAGGCTTCCCCAATTTGGGGCCTTATATCAGCAAATTCTGCTTCCCTGATCCTGTTTGTAAGATCTGCTTCCCTGTAATTCTGGGGAATTTCAATATACTGCCTTATATCTTCAACAGTTGTTGTTGCCATTTGATTGAATTATTCTTCAGGATCTGAAGCCTGTGTTGTTTGTTCGTTCTCTGCTCCAAATCTCAAAGGAATTACCTTGTAATTCCCTGAGGCTGAAAGCCTGATTCCTGGGGCAGTATGTTTATCTATATCTGCAAGAATAGATTCAAAATCAGCCCTTTCTTCTTGTGTGTGGGTATTATACAAGCTGAAGGCTGTTGCAATCTCATTTGCTGAACCCAATTTCCCAGGAACAAGAACCCCCTTCAGGGCAGGGGTTTGCCCAAATTTCTGCATGATAGCAGCCTTAGCATCTTCCCTTGTTTGTTTCAGCCTACCATCAAAATTTTGCTGCTCGTATTTCTCAAAGAAGGGTTTTGTTTCATCATCAACCCCAAACAGCAGAAGAACAGAATTTGCATCTTCTGTTCCTTGAAACTTTGAAACTTCATTCCTAATTGCATTTTCTTCTTCTTCAGTTTCCTGTTCTGGGAATCCCAGGATTGAAGAAGGAACAAAATTATTATCAGCAGAGTTTGCAGCAAAGGCAGCAGAAGAAGCATCTGCCCTTACATCATCAATAACAGCATCAATTGTTGATGTAACATAGGTATTGAAGCCTTCTTCTGTCCAATAAAGGGCCTGCCCCCTGTATTTTTCAAGGCCCCCAGCAAGCTCAATTTGGGCAGCAACAGCTTCAGGATCAGGATTAAAACAATCAACAACCTGGGGGGCTGTTTTTTCATTCTTATGAAGCCTTCTCATTTCCCAATCAGACCAAATATGTATTTTTGAAACAAGGCCTGCTGAATCCTTAGGACCCAATCTTGCATACTTCCAGGGAATAAATGAAATGCTTGCAATTTCAAGCAAAGCATTATAATTGAAATGAAGGCAGAACCCCCTGTTCAAGGCAATTGATCTTGTAATCTGTCTTTTTATCTGAATGAACTTTTGCCCCTGGGAATTTACTTTTCTTTCATCAATTGAAGCATCTTCAAAGCCTTCCCCCCTTATGAATTTTGCCTTTGTAGCAACGCAAGAATCAGCCATTGGGGAGGCCCCTGCAAAAAGCTCCATTCTTTGAGGGTAGAGATTATCAGTATCAAAGGATTGAATCTTGAACCCCCAATCCTCAAAAATATTTACCCTTCTTTTTGGGGTTCTTATTGTATGTGCCTTAATAGCCATCTGAGGGAATTATTTTTTCTTTGCTGCCTTTCTTGTTGGGGTAGGGGTTTTTGAAGCCTGGGGAGGCTGCTGGGGATCTTCTGAGGAAGCTTCAGGCTGTTCTGCCTGGGGCTGTTGCTTTTTCTTGTTCAGATTTGCAATCATGCCTTCAACATCTTCTTTAGAAAGCTGAGTCCTTAGGCCCCAAAAGATAAGATCTTCTTTTTTTATACCCATTTCAAAAGCCATTTCAAAAGCCATTGGGGTAAGTTCAAAATTCTGAAGAACCTTTGCAGAATGATTAATCCATTCTTCAGCAACCTGATCTGTTAAATTATCATTATTGAACCTTACAGGCCCATTTTGTGCTTTCCAATTGAAGCCCCTGGTTCCCTTCAGCTTGAAGATTCTGTTTGTTTGTTCGTTCATAACTTCCTTTTTAGTGAAAATTGAAATGATTTCTTCTCTGCTAAATTTACGAAAATTTCGAAAAGCATCACTTAAACAGATAATGCAATCAGTATCAAGGGGCTTTCCTGTTTGCTTGAAGTGAAATATATTCAGAACGTGCTTAAAGGAAGGGGCTTCAGAAAGTTCCCTTGCAGTTACTTTCTGAAGCCCCTCAATTGCCTTATGTAAGGCTTCCATTACAGCAAGGCTTCAACTTCAGCAGTTGTTGTTGCATAATCAGTATTCAAGTACTGACGAGGAAGCTTAGGTTCAGCAGGCAAATTATCAGGGGTTCTCAGAACCCCATTGAAGAGGCCGTTGCTTTCAACATCGTTCAATATACGGGTAAGTTCTTCAAGCCTCAGCCCAACATCCCAACCATAAATTTCATATTTATCCCCTAAGGTTTCTGTTACGATAACAAACAACCCATTTGCAAGCTTTTCAAGCTCATTCTTTGTTGCTTGGTCGATCTTGAAGGCCCTGAAGCCTACCTGATGGCTGTAACGAGAAACAGAACCCTGCCTTACAAGGGAATGTTCTGGGGCAATGCTTTGATTTTGCCCTGTAATTACAAAGGCTGTTTTTGTTGCCTTCAGAGCAAGGGAAGTTACCATTCCAGCAGCATCAGTTGTTGACGCTGTTTTATCAACATCTGCTTTGTTGATGATGAAGATTCGATCAGCAGAGCCCCCAACAGGGATATTGGCGCAATCAATTTGAACGCTTGCTGCCATTTCCCCGCAAATAGTTGTATAAGACATATCTTAATTTTTTTGAAGATTTTGATGAATTAATTGCTAATTATTGGCTTAGCCTGTTACCCTGTTGAAGTTTCCTTCCCCAAAATGTTTAATTGCTGTTGATTCCCTGAAGAACCATTCTTTCTTTGACTTGCTGACAAAAGCAACAGCCCCAGGATTTGCCTTCAGGAATGCAAACATTCCTGCAAAAGCCTTATCAGATCTTGAAGGCCCTGCCTGTTTTGGGGTTGCTGTTTTTGGGGTTGTTCCTTTTTTCATTGCTTATTGAGTTTAAGAAGGGTAGGGGCAGAGCCCCTGGACCTTCTAGTTATTATGCGTTATAAGCAACAACTTCTTCCCCCCATGAAAATTGAACGCCTCCCTTGAAGGCCATCTTCATGAATTCCATTTCAGAATTGGCAGCAAGCTTGCCTGCCTTAATCTGATTGAAATCATTTCTGAATTTGATCGCAAAATGAAGATTTGATGACATATCAGCAGAAGCAACGCAAGCAAGAATTTTATCTTTTGGAACGCCTGCTGTTGGAACAAGCTGCTTGCCTCTGAACAATCGGGGAGGCTCCTGCCAATCTTCAGAACCTTTATTTGCTTTGTTTCGCTGTGCGGTTCCGTACAAATACCAATCTTCAATGCTGCAAAAAATCTTCCAATCAGGGGAAGCTTTTACCCTTGCAGGGGCTGCATCAAATACCCTGCCCAATTCCCCTACAATGTTTGCATCTGTCAAAACAACAGGGGTTGCAACATCAATTACAGAAGCATCTGCTGAAGCAACTTTGAAGATACCATCAAAGTACTCAAGGGGATCTGAAGAAAGGGCTGTATCACCTTGCCAAATGATATTCTCAAGCTGCTCCCCATGAATTCTTAGGAATTCAGACATAATTGCCATCTGAACAGATTGGGGCAATTCCTGAAAAACAAAGGCAGAACCTTCAGGCTGAAAAGGCCTCCAAAAAGAAGCAAAAGATTCAGGATCATATTCTGCGTAAAGCATATATCCCCCCGTAATAATTGCAGCCTCATCGAAGGTAAGGGTTCCTGAATCCCCTGTTACAGGGGAAGGCTTGTAAGGCTGAACAAGGTTTGTTGCCTTAATTCTGGGAATGCTGATTTTTGAATTTACCCCTGAATGTACTCTTATGTGACCGTTTTCAACAGTCGGATTTCCCAGGGTCATCAGGGTAACAATGGTTTCAAGAAATTCACCACCGTAAGAGCTGGTTACTGAAGCAGCCATATTTTTTTTGTTTCGTTAAAAGATTGATTGAAAAATTGTCAATTTGATTTATTCAAAGAAGGTTGCAATCAGGCCCCCAACAGTTTCTTCTGTCGTTGCTTTGCTGCCTCCCTGATTCTTCTCATTTCTTCATTCATATTCTTAAAAACAGGGGCAGGGGCTGCTTTTACAGTTTCCGTTCTGCCTGCTTTGTTCTGAATGTTGCTCCCAGGGTGCTTGAAACCATTTGAAACCTGATTCCTTGCTTGATTATCTGTTTGCTGCTGAAACAGATCAACCATTGCCAAAACAGAAACCTGAAGTTCTTCAAGATTCTGCATCATTACTTGCTGCTGATTCTGAAGATTCTGAATCTGAGCTTCCTGATTTGGCTGCTTTTGTTCCAGGCTTTCAATTCTGCCTGCCTTCATTTGAATCAGCAGGCCTGATTGGGTTTCATGCTGTCCATCTTCCAGGGCCTGCCCTTCAACGGTTACAGAATCCCCAACTGCAATTTCTTCCCCAGCAGTTTGAACTTCTGCTGTTGTTCCGTTGACTAAGTTCAAAGCAAGGGCTTCAGGTTGAACAGGCTTCAGCCCCATTTTTGCCTTGAATTCTGATAAGAAATTCTTTTTCATGTTTTTTGAATATTTGTTTACTACTTCAACAAACCTTAATACATCAGTAACAAAACCAAGTTCAAAGGCATCATCTGCTGAAAGGATTACTGGATTATTCATCATGAAAGCAACATCTTCTTCAGGAAGGCCTGTAAGGTTCTGGTAAACCTTATTCAGTTCTTCCTGCTTGCGCTGAAGGAAGTCTGCTGTTTTTCTGAGTTCTTCAGCATCCCCTGAAGTTGCCTCAACAAAAGGATTGTGAATGAAGTAATCAGTTAATTCAGCAATCTTTCTTTCAGTTGCTGCTGAGAAAATCAAGGTTGTAACAGATCCAATAAAACCTGATCCAAATCCTTCAATTCCCTTTCCCGTTGCCCTCTTATATTCTTGAAGTTCTTCAAAAATAGTTACCCCCTGAAACAGGTTGCCCCCTGGGGAATCGTAGACATTAAGCAGAAGAACAGAATCAGGATCAGCTTTTGCTGCCTGAATGATAGGAACAACCCCCTGGGCTGTTGTGTCAATTCCTATTTCCCCAAAAATGTTGATATTGTAATTCATGCCTCAGCAATTTATAAACTGCTGATGCTTAATATTTTCAGCTTAATCTGTAATTAAGCTTGATTAATTACTTTTTAATTATGTAATTGCTGATTAAAGAAAAGTAAAATGAAACCCCTATTCCCCCCCCAAAAAAACAGCATCCATTCCCCAGGCTGTTGAAAAGTACATTGCAGGGTATAATCTTGAATTATACCCTGCTTACCCTAAGGGGAAAATAATGCTTGTTGAAACAACCCCTTCAGGGTTTCCTTTGCCCCCAGGGGCCTGCTTCATTATCTCAGGCCTGAAAGATCATGTTGCAATAAGATCTGCTTACAATCCCAGCTTCAGCCCTGTTCAATTCTACATTAACAGAATGAAGGCAGTTAATATTGAAGAATCAACCTGGGCTTTCAGCAGAAGGATCATTGAAGAAATATACAAGCCAATAATTAGAAGCAATAATCAATGATAATTCATAGATTTTTAACCTGGGGCCTTTGTAGGTATGCAGATGCTGTTTCAGTTCTGGGATCTTATATCAGAACCCAGGGGAGAATTATTCAGGCAATCATTTCAATGAATCCTGCTAAGGCTGTTGAAGCCTTCTCTGATTTTGCTGCTGTTAATAAGGCCCTGAAAGGAATGGGAATTGATACAGAAACCCCCATTCCTGAGGAAGAAGGCCCCCAGGCATCTGATAAATTATTCTTTTGAACAGCAGGCAAATAATAATGCTATTTAACATAATGTAAATTATGAGAAAAAGTAAATTCCAATGATAACAGTAAAACAAATTCAAGCTATCATCAAAGAAAATAATCTTCCTGAAGATGCAATCTTTGAATTTAAGATCAGGGAAGGAATCTCTTACTTGTATGTAAAAACCCCAAATGGATTAATGAATTACCCTGGGTTCAAAAGCTTTAAGGAAATACTTTCAGAGAAGCTTGCACAGGAAGAAGATCTTAATCCTTACGAAGCAGCAGCATCTGCTTTTGCTGCTCAATTTGGCGTATTTGGAACCTACAACCCTACCCCATGAAAGACAAAAAGAACAACCCCTTAGAAGAACAGGGATCAGATCCTTATGAATTGACAGAATTCAAACTTGTTTCAGCCTTTGATGATTCATCCCCAATTTAAGACCCTTCTTAAATCAAAGCTGAAGAAACCTTCCAGAAGATCAGGGAGGCAAACAAAAAAAGGCAGGAATGATTCCTGCCTTTCGCCTTACTTTCTATTCAATCTTAAAGAACTATTTTCTTAATCTTCTTTTAAACCTTTCAAATCTTCCTTTCATCAGCTTCTGATTCCCCCTAAAGTAATCAACCCCAACAGGCCCCAAGTTAAAACCCCAGCAAAGCCCAAAGGAATTCATTTGTTCATATTCAGGATGCTTCTTATCAAAGAATACAACTTCAATAATTCTTCCCATGAAATTAATAAGAACTTCAATCTTCCTTGAAGGGTCAATCTTTGAAGGCCTTGAATTAGTTATTATTAGGCCCCCTAAAAAAGAATTGTAATAATTTTTCATTTTGCTTTTTTTTGTATTGGGCAGCAAGTTAATTACTTTTTAATTAACTTCCAAAAATTCAGCTTCAAAAAACTTCTTTGCATCATAAATTGAAGTGATTGATTTAAGCCCAAAATCTTCTGCTGCAAACTCTGCTGCTGTTGTTTTGGGTTGCCCTTCTTCAATGTAATCCAAATATTTTTGATAATAACAATATCTATCAACAACAGAAACAGGAATAATTCCTGCCTTCAGCAGCAAGGCAAAATCTGCCCTGTTCATTGCCTTTTTTAATATTTGGAATGCTGTAATCATAACGCTGCATCGTTTTCAACCTGAACAACAAAGGCAGTTTCTTCAATAATATCCTGAACCGAAACAACAAACCTTGCAGAAGCAAGGGCTTCAGAGATATTATCAACTTCTGTTCCTGAATCAACTTGAATAGGAACAGAAGTTGAACCCGAAACAGCCCCAGCAAAGCCCCCATCAGCAAAGGGAATTACTGTTGAATCAACAGGGGCTGCTGAATCTTTTATCTGTTCAATAGTCTTAATTATTTTCTGGGCTTCAGGATCTGTAAGAAGGGCCCCAGGAATAACATAAGAATCTGAAAGGGGGGCAATTGTAGGGGAAGAAACAATTCCCTCAGGCATGGAGGCCTGAACAGTTGCTTCCTTCAAAGATTCAATAATTGTTCTTGCTTCAGGATCAGCAGCAAGCAGGGAATCAATGAAGAAGGATTCTCTTTCTACTGATGAAGCATCCCTTAAAGCAAAGGATTCACTTTCATTACCTTCTATTCCCTGGGGGAATCTTGGGGAATTTCTTGCTGTTGCCTTCTCTACTGATGAAGCATCCCTTGAAGCAAAGGCAGCAAAGGAAAGTTCTGCAACCCTTGAATCTGTTACAGCAGTAACTTCCCTTGAAATGTTTTCAATGCTTTCTGAGGCCTGCTGAAGGCTTGTAAGGGCCTCTGAAGATTCCCTGCCTTCCATGCCTTCAACAGCCTGTTTTGTAAGCTGTATTGATTCCTGAAGGCCCTGAAGGATTTGAAGCCTTGTTGAATCCATATCCTGAACCTGAAGTTGCTGCTGAAGGGATCTTTCAACCTTCAGAAGCCTCTGATAAACCTTGTTTACCCTGGGGCTTGAAATAGGAATTGAACTTGCTGCTGGGGCTGTAAGGCCCCCTGATTCAAAGGCCCTTACCTTCTTCTTCCTCATTTCTTCAAGCTGCCCAACCAATTCAGCCCCTTCAGGGCTCTTTAATACAGGGGCAGGAACAACATATTCAGGGCCTTTTTCCCCAATCAGGGCAAAAGTTGGGGCATTCTCTTTGCCCCCATCAGCAAAGCTTTTTTTCTTTCTTACAGATCTTCCTTCATAAGTCAAGGAAGCAGGCTTGATTTCCCCCTTCTCATTAATTACAAGGGGGCTTCCTTCTTCATCTGTAAGGCCCCCCAGGTTGAAGCCTGCAATTTCTGCAAGAAGGGTTCCTGCCTGAAGGGTATAAGCAGCAATGGTTGCGGCTTGATATACTGCCCCAGCAATAGGATTTTTAATTGAAATCTTTGCCCCTGCTGTAATTGCGCTTGAAATTTGGCTTCTTAGGTTAATCCCAACTTCTGCTGCTGCTGCAACCTTCTGAACAGCAATTGCTGCCCTCCCTGCTGCTGATTGTTCCCCAAAGGCTTCAATAATCCCCTGGGTTGAATTCTGAACAGCCCTTAACCCTATTTGTGTTAATCTTGCCCTTTCTTGTTCAAGCTTCTTTGATTCATCAATTCTTGCCTTATCTGATGCAAATTCTTCATCTTTTGCTTCCTTCCTGATGGCAATAAGTTCAAGTTCTACTTCAAGGGCCTCAGAAGATCCTTCTTCAAGATCTGCAAGCTTAAGTTCAAGGATCTGTTTCCTTGTTTCCCTGATCTGATTTTCAACTTCTGTTGCCCTCTGAACCCTTTCTTCAGCAGTAAGATCTTCAGCAAGCTCAATTTCTGCCCTTTCCTTTTCAAGGAACAACTTCTGCTGCTCCAATCTTTCAGTAAGGTATTCCTTTTGCTGGGTAAGTCTTTCATTATTGTCTTTTGCAAGTTGTTCAAGGTCAATTGCTGCTGAAGAAATCTCTGAGAAGCTTACATTCTGAACAGCATCAACTTCAATTTTTTTTGTTGCCTTGCCTCCCCCCTGCTGCTCTGAATCAAAGCCTTCATTGAAGGCCTTTCCCAGGTTTTTGCCTGCTTCCTTATATTTGGCTTCAGCCTCTGAAACTTCATCTGCTCCCAGGCTTATCAGCCCAACCTTCTCCCTTTTTACTGTATTCCTGAAGGCATTGCCCCAGCTTTCTGCAATTTCTTTTCCTGCCTCAGCAGCCCTTTGCCTTCTTTCATCGGCCCCTTCCTTTATTATATCAGGAATGCTTCTGAATTCCCCCTTTAATACTGCCCCTACAACTTTCCCAATATCCTTGAATATGCTGAAGAAGTTCTGAATGATGGCTGAAAGGCCTGTAAAAACAGTTTTCCCAATAGCCCCCAAAGCTTCAAATGCCCCCCTTACAAGGGCTGATTCATTGTATAAATCAATAAAGTAATTAATCAGGGAAACAACCCCTGAAATTATCTTTTCAAGGCCATCAGCAGCGAATTCCAAAGCTGAAGCCTTCAGTTCTTTGAATGTGTTTGAACTTCCTTCAAAAAGCTGAAGGAATTGGGTATTAATCCTTTCAGTTGCTTCTGCTATTCTGAGATTTGCAGAAGCAGCCCCCCCAGCATTTTCAACAAGTTCATCAAGATTCAGATTAATATTCTGAAGGCTTGTAAGGTAATTCAGCCCAGCTTCCTCCCCAGGCCCCCCAAATATATCTGCAATTGCAGTTCCTACTTCTGAAGATAAGGGGGGAAGCTCTGAAAGCTTTGAAGATACCTTTTGAACAACTTCAAAAGCTGTTGTTGAACCTTCTTCAAGGCTTTTTTGAATCTCAGAAGATGAAAGGCCAATTCCTTCAAGGGCATCAATTGTTGCTGGGGTAAATTCCCTAATTCTGAACAAGGATTCCTGAATTACATCAATTCCTTTGTCAGAAAAAACCCCTGTCTTTGGCTGCTGGGCAATTAAGGCTGCTGCCTGATCTGCTGAAAGCCCAATTTCTTGAAGCCTTGAAGGATATTCCTTATACAATTCAAGAAGCTCCCCTGCTGCATCCCCCCCTGCTGCAAAGGTTTTTCTTATTATATCCCCTGCTGCTGATTGGGATTCAATTGCATCTTCCCCAGCCTTCTCATAAGCCTTAAAAAGGGCTGTTGTTGCCTCTGATATTTCCCCAGCTTCCTGATTGAAAGCAGAGGCTGTTGCAGTTGTTGTTGCTGTCAGTTCTGTAAGGGCCTGCCCCTGTTCCCCTGAAAATTGCCTTACCTTCTCCCTTGTCTTATCAAGTTCAAGCCCGTAATTAGCAACAGCAGCCCCAGCAGCAGCAATTCCTGCAACCCCAACAACAGCAAGCCCCCCTGCCCCCAGGGCTTTGAGTTGCCTGAAGGTATCTTTGAGCCCAGAAAGGGAGGAAGTAAACCTGCCAACAGGCCCAGGCATTTCATTGAAAGCCTGAACAATAGAATTTTTATAATTGCCTACGTTGCGGCTAAAAACCTGAATTCCCTGTTCTGCCTCATTGAGTTCATCAGTAATATCATTGATCTTCTTTTCTAAAAGATCAAAATCTTCCTGAGTGCCATCAATGCTTATTCTGAATTCAGACCATTGCTTTTTAAGCCTTGAAAGTTCAACCCTTTGTTCTGATATGCTGCCAGGAACAGCCTGAAGTTCTTTTTGGGTAAGGTTGATTTCAGATCTGAGGCCCTTCAGATTGGATTCTGCAAGCTGAAGTTCTTCTGAATACTTATCAGCAGAAGCCCTTGCTTCTTTTTGCTTATCTGTAAGCTGGGCATATTCAGCAACAAGCCTTCCAATTTCCTGCCTGTTGCTTGCTTCATCCTTCCTTAATTGTGTAATTGCTGCCTTCAGCTTTGCTTTCTGGGCAATCAATTCCCTTTCAGCCTTCAGGGATTCCTGAAGCTGCTTCTTTGCAACCTTCCTTGCTTCTGTAAGCTTCTCCCTTGTCTGAATAAGCTGTTGCAGCCTCTTTTGCGATGCCTGGGATCTTACAGCAACATCAGCATCATCAACAACAATTTCAAATATTAATTTTTCATTTTCCATCTTACACAATCTTTGTAAGAACAACCCTTGTAAAATCCTTTGCTCTAAATTGTTTTATCTGCTTGATTACCCAATAAAATCCCTGTAAATAAATAGGAACAATATCTTCAGCAGTTTTCTGATATTGCTCAATAACCTGGGAAACATCTGCTGCTGTAAGCTTCAGGTAAACTTCAATTTCAACAAAGTCTGAAAGGCTTTCCTTCAGTTCTTTCCAATATCGGGCTTCAAGGTCATTATCCCAGGCAAGGCCCCCATTTGTAGCAGATGCAGATTCAAGGGCAAAATTAGCAACATAAGGGGTAATTACAGGGCCTGTTGCCCCCCCTGAAGGGGCATCTGTTAAAGTTATGCTGAAGCCTACATCTAAGGGATCAAGGATCAGCAGCCTGGGTTCCAATTCAACAGGCTTCAAATCTTCATCATATTTATCCAAAAAAGCGGAAACTTTGCCAGAAATAAGCCTTGATTCAGTTGCTGCAAAAACATTTGATGCAATATCCCCTGATTTATCAAGGGCTTCATTTTCAAGGGAGAAGGAACCATTCCCCAGGCCCTTCAAAACAGTTTCATCTTCAACCCATTCAAACCTTGATTCTTGAAAGAAGCCTGAAGGCCTTGTTTCCTTGCTGATATACCAAAAAGGTTGCCCTTCCTTTCTTACAAGCTTTGAATTCCAATCTATTGCCTGCCCCTTCCTTTTTACAATCTCTGAAAAAGGTTTCATTGTCCATCTTTTACTAATAGGATCTGCAACAATATAAGAAGCTGTAATTGTTCCCAGGGTTCTCAGGAATTCAGATTGCTTGATTTCAGGAAGCTGATTTGCTACATCAACCCAACCTTCAGGGAAGATTTCTTCTTCAACTGATTGGGTATAAAACAAAGCATCTTCAATTGTTGCATCAACTTCAACTTCATCCCCTAAGGCAAGGGATTCAATTGCTGAAACAAAAGCAACCTGAATATCTTCCCCTTGAGAAGCCTGAACTTCAACTTCAATTTTATAGGTTCCCAAAGGCAGGGAGGCCCCTACCCCTATCTGTTCTGAAGCTATTATTGCCCCATCTTTCAAGATGGCAATATAATGAACTGCTGAAGGGGGGTCTGCTGGGGGATTGTCAACAATTGAATAAGAAAAAGAAGCAACCCTGAATTCTGCATGATACAAGATCTTTGAAGCATTCGGTTCCTCAAAACCTGATGCAGAATAATTTGGGTTGCTTGTTGCCTCTGAAGCAATATCAATTGCTTGAATTTCATTGACATTTTCAAGGCTTCCTGAAGTATTTTCATAATCGAAATTTACAACAGTAATTATTCCCCCTGAATTTGCCCTGAAGGTATGTTCTTCAATGTAAGCTTCTCCATTCTTGAAAAGCTTATTAGTAAAAGGAATTATAAGATTTGTGAAAAAGGAATCAGCCCAGGCATTTGCTGCTGTATCAATTTGAAACCCCTGATCCTGAAGCATTAGGTTCAGCAAGTCATAAGCATACCATGAAGGGAACATAAAGTTATAATTCCATTCCCCCCCAGCAGCCAAAACAAGCTTGTAATTAATTGCAGCATAAAGGGGGGCATTATCCCCAGCAGCAGAAGCTGAATATTCTTCAACTTCTTCCATGTTCCAAAAATGATTAAAGGCAGCAAGGCCTGAGATCTGAGGAAGCTTCAGGGTTTTTAGGACCTTAAATAAGGCTGATTCCCCAGAAAAAACAGTTGCTTGAATTTCATCTGTAATATCTTCAATCCTGAGAACCCCAGAAGGCACAATCTGAAAGCCTTGAATTTCATAAGAGCAAGGAAGAAGCTTGTAACAGGATTTTTCTTCTGAAGCAATTGCTTCAGGGTTCCCCAGCTTTTGAAGGTTCTGGGGGGTTGCTGGGATCTTCAGCTTACTTGAATAGTTAGATCTTTGAACAGTAACATCTGAAATATCAATTCCATTGATTGTATATCCCCCAGGCTTCTGGGGATCAAGATCTATTTCAAAGCCATTTACAAACAATCTATCTTGCATCAAATGAACGGTTTTGGGGGTCTTTCAAAAGTAAGGGTAAAATCTGCAATAGGATGAAATTCAGCAACCTGAGATTCAACCCCTGTAATTATAATTTCAACATATTTGAAGCCCCCTGTATATCCTGAATCCTGGGTAATTTCCCAAACCTTTTCAGCGTGAATAAGGTAATTCAAAGCTTTTACTTCTTGATTTTCAAGGCCCTTTGCTGATACCTGAACAACCTCCTTGAATGAGCCCCTTGTTTTGGCGTAAATATTTGAAGCATCTTCATAATAATCAATTCCCTTCTTAAATACCTGGGGCTTCTCTGCTGCTGGGGTAAGAATAATTTCCCTGGGGAATACCCAGGAATCAAATCCCCCTTTTGAATTCTTCCATCTTATACAAACAGGGTTGCAGTTCTCAGGAAGCCTTGTATAAGATATTTCAATTTGATTGATGACTTCAGACATAATTCAAAATATTAAGAGCCTCCACCCCCTGTTGTATAATTGACTGTTACCCCATTACCTGAAAGGCCTGCAAGGGCAGCAGTTACTGAAGGATTAATCAGATTGGGGCCTGCATTACTGCCATTAATATGAATTACCCTTCCTGTATATCCTGAACCAATCATCCTATTCAGATCAATGATATAAGCATTAACTTCAGATTGATTCATTCCATTATCTGAAAGATCAATTACTGCTGAATTCTGATCTGCAATATTTGGAAAGGCTGTTGCAAGGTTGATATAGCCCAGGCTATTATTGGAAAGATCAAAGCTTGAAAAGGAATTTTGGTTGTTATTGGGGAATTGAACAGCCCCTGTTCCCAGGTTGCAATTGGAAAGGTTCAGGATTCCCTGAAGGCTTGTCCATTTGCTAATATTTACAGCAGCAAGGGTTCCATTCCCTGAAAGGTCTAATTCTGTTACTGTTCTATCATTCCCCCCTTCAAAGGTTGTAATCTGATTATTTGAAAGCCTGTAAATAGGACAATTTACAAGGTTGCTTGCATCAAATCTTCCTGAAATAACATCATCAACAAAATCAATTGCTGTAATTACAGAAGGATCAAGGTTAACAATTTCAACAGTTTGTTCTGTTCCATCAAGGCCATTTCCTGAAGTGCTTATTGAATTACCATTCATTATTGAGAGATCTTCAAAAAACCAGGTTGCAATTCCTGAAGAAGTGCTTATTGCAGGGTCAAAGGTTCCTGAAATAGGGTCATAAGAAGTAAGGAAAGAAAAGGTTGAAGATCCTGTAATTGCAAACAGAATTGAATCTGTATTCTGCTGCTTTCCTGAGGGAAAAACAGGAACCTTAATAACCTCAGTAAGATCTGAAACAGAAATTGCAATATCTGATGAATTCAATTCTGTTTTATTAATATCATATTCTTCCCCAGAAGCAAACAGATTATCAATCAACCCATTAGGTACATACATGAAAGAAAGGCTGAAAGGCCATCCTTCAAAGATCCTGGGCTTCTCAAAGTCTGTAAGGAAGGCCCCCTGCTGAAGGCCTGGGGTTGCCCCTGCAAAGCCCAATTCTTCCCCCATATTTGCCCCCCTAATTCTGAAGATAGGATCAGCAGCAACAGCAAAGAAGTTATTTGAATTGATTCTTACAGGGCTTGTTGTTGTTGTAAGGTATGTTTCCCCAATCTTAAAGTAAAAGGGAACCATTACAGCAAGATCATTTGCAGAATCCGCAAAATCAAAGCTTTCAACAAGCTCAAAATCTCTGAGAAAAGCAGAAGCATCAAATCTTATTACCCCTTTTGAATCAGGGGATCTTGATTCTGCTGCTATCTTTGAATCATCTCTTGCAGACAAATATTCAATATCTGCTTCATAATTATAATAAACTTCAACAAGGTTGATAAACTGTTCTGAAGGGGTAATTGCCACATAAGGAAGATCAAGAACAACAACTGTATAAGTTGTTACTGTTGCAGATAAGATTTCAACATTGCCTTCAACAACTGTTGAAGATTGAACAGCTTTAAAGTAAACCTTTTGCCCTGCCTGAAAAAGGCTTGTATCTGTTGTTGCAATTCTTATCTCAATATTGCCCCCATTATTAGCATAATTAGTTGTATCAAAATCTTTTCTTTGAAAGGTGAAAATCATGGGGGCAAGGGCTGAATTATGCCTGCTTATTGCGGTTCCTGTAAGCAGGGCAGCAGGGGTTGAAAGTTCTTGTATCATGATAATCTTAATCCTTTTACAAATTCTGATTTCCAGGCCAAAGCAGCCCTTCTTGCAACTTCTGGTTTGTATTTCTTAATCATTTCATTGATGCTTTCCTGCAAGCCTACCTTCTGGGCTTCTCCCTTGAATAACAGGGTTCCTTCTTCATGAATCTTCCTTGAAATCAAGTAAGCAAGGGAATCCTTTGTTATATCAACAGGGATAATAGCTTTATCATCAATCCAGGCCCTGATCCTATCTCTGAGGCTGATTCCCTGGGAGGCCCCTTCAGCCTTTGAAGGCCCTCTGCCATATTCTTGAAAAAAGAAATACCCTGCCCCATACAATCTAAAACCTTTTCCCCCAGGTAGGTATTCAATCCTAAGGGATTCAGCAGAAGCCCCTGAAGCCTTGATTCCTCTGCTTTTTTGCCTTTGAATAATCTTTTCCTGAAGATCTTCAGCCCAGGCTTTGAAGGTTTGTTGCTGATTCATGGGCAAACTGTTTTCCTGTAACTAAACAGCTTTGCTTCAAGATAATAGCCATCTGTTACAGCATCAAAATTGTTTCCAACAGGCAGCAACTTGAATTGAATATCAGTGAACTTTTTCAGCCTCATTGAAAGCTTCTTTTCAAGCCTTGCAATAAATTCTTCAATCAATACTTCAAGGGCCTCCACTATTGGCAATTTCTCTGCTTCTGAATCCCCCAGGAAGTTTGAATTCTGAACAAAAACCATTTGAATGAAGTGTTCAGTTTCAATTTCCCCAACCTGATTTTTCTTCTTTGTCATCAGAATGGGAAGCAGGCAGATTGCAGGCCATGTTTCAACATTATCAAGATCAATATTCAGTTCATACTTCTCAGCATAAGAAAAAGTATTTGCTTTTGATAATTCGCTGCAAGCTGATTCAATTATTGATTTCATTTTCTGTTTTTAAGTGAATCTTTCCATTCATTGAACTTCAATTCCTTATACTTTGCTTCAAATTCGTTTCTTCTCTGATTGAAGATTGCTTTCATGAAAACAACATCAATTGAAAGATTGAAGATTTCATCCCATTTAGTAACATCATTTTTGGCTAAATCATCAACAAGATTGATAATACCAAAAACTTTTAGCTTATCAGCCCCAGCCGCCTCAGCAATGGAATCCTTCTTTTTGTTTGTGTTGTATGCTTTAAGCCAATTTGTAAAAGCCTCAGAAACATTGACAAAAAAAAACGCGCCAAAGGAATGCCTTCAGTTGCAGGAAGCTCCTTAATTGCTGGGATCAGATCCTTACTTGCTTCTTCATCAAAAATATCTTCATCAAAATCAGGCTGAACAAATATTGCAATAACCTCTGAAGCATAAGGAAGTAATTCTGCAAGCTTTCCTTCCTTCAAAAGATCCTGATCTGCCCAGGCCTTGAACTTCTGATTCATCGCTTCAACTTGTGCAAGGCCATACTGCCCAGGCTTCTGCTTAATCTTAATCTTCTTCCCCTTCAATTCAATTTCCTTAGGGGGAGGAAGCTTCAGGAAGTTGGGGTTTTTTTCTGAATCATCCCAGAATCTTTGAACGATCTGAAGAACAGGGGCTGCTTCATCTAATGAAACCCCTTGCCAGAAGCCCAATTCTATGCCTGTTACCCCTGAAAGCAGTTGCCTGGGGTTCAGGGGGCCTTGAAGCATGAAGCCCTTCAGAGCTTCAAAAGAGCCCGTTGAAAGTTCCTCCCAGGTTTCAGGAACAGTAAACTTAATTGCAGCCTTTGTTTTCTTAGATCTAATTTTCAAATCTTTCATTTTGCTTATGTTGCTTTTGCTTTTATTCTGCCTGATGGCTTCAATTCAAAATACATTCGCATGTGAAAGGCATCAGATATATCAGGTGATCTTCCCAAAATCAGCTTCAACTGTTCCTTCCCAATCACTTGCTTCCTTTTGTCTGTTCCTGGGTATTTCTCCCTGATATTCCCAATTTCCTCCTTAGCATCTGCAAGAAGGCCTTCATCATTACAAGGCCAATATACCAAATTTTGTCTTATTTTTTCTGCCAGCAGATAGCAACATTGGGTTTTTAAATTGGCATAAAATTTATTTGCAGGAATGTTTTTCCCCTGGGGGGTTTCGACTGTTCCCAAAGCAGCCCCCCCATTAACAAAGGCCTGAACTTTCAGGGAATCAACAGGCCCTGCCCCTACCCCATCTGAGTCAACAACAACCCTTCTTCTAGGTATATTGAACTTATTCATTAAGAACTTCAGCCTTCTTGAAAATTCATCTAAGGGGGCCTTCTTAATCTTTTCAAGATGGATTACCTGAAGGCCCTGCCAAACAACTATTATTGAAGCATCCCTGCCAAATCTTGCAACATCTGCTGAAATGTATCTTGTTGCCTTTGAATATTTAACTTCAAGAAATTCATTTGTAAACATATCAGAAAGGGCTTCCTGATCTACAATTGCAGAAGGATCTGAAGCATAATCCCAGGAACCGTTTACCCTTCTTTCATATTCTGTTGGATTGACTGTTCTTAGCTGTTCAAGGTTTTCAAGATATGCCTTAGGCACAAAAGGATTATCAGTAATTTTAGCAGGAATATACAACCAATCTTCAGGAAGCCTTCCCTTCAAATATCTTTCATAAATCAAGGATCTTACCCAATTATTTGCTGGGTTCAAGGTGCAAATTATCAAAGGTTTGGGCTGCTCTGCATTCTCCCCAGGTATAAAATAAGATCCAACCCTTTCAATACATTTTGAAAAACCTTGAAGGGAAAGTTCTTCAATCTGATCTAAGAAGAAGTAATTCACTTCTAAACCATCAAATCTTTGGAGCTCCTTATCCTTATCAATATTTTCCCCAAAGAAGAAAGCTTCAGAATCAAGCTCTGCCCCATATTGTTTACAATCTGCCTTCCAAACATACCTTGAAGCATTAATCAGCTTCATGAAGTTAGAAGGAAAAACCTTTTTACAGGTAGGAAGGGTATTATCAACAAGCCTTTTGAAGTTTGCCCTTACAATTGCAAGCCTGCTGCCTGGGTATCTTCTTAGAAGAATTGTCTTAACTGCAAGCCCGTTGAAAGACTTGCCCCCCCTGATTGCACCCCCGTAAAATATTATTTTATACTTACCTGAAAGGGCTGCTTCAAGCAGTTCAATTGCCTTAGGGAAATTTGACCAATCAACAACATTTGCCATTGCTTAGAAGCTTAATTCAAGGCCCCCAGGAAGCTTAAAGGTTTGCCTTTCAAGCTGCTCCCCATTACTATCTATTTTTTCAATTACTGTTGCAGGCCTTCCTTCAGCCCTATCATAAATTTCTTTGATTGCTGAGAAGGCTGTTTTTGGGTCATCTCCTAAGGCCATCATTACAAGCCTTAGATTAATTGCTTCCTGAAGTCTTACCTTTTTCCCGTTGAATCTGTCTGGGAAGATCTGCTGAAGCCTTCTCAATACAGCATTAGTTGAAGCATCAATTTCTTCAGCAAGTACTGCCCTTAATATTGTTTTCAGGTTCTTAGAACCTGGGGGCCTACCTGCTGGGTTGCCTGATTCCCCAGGTTTGAATTGGGTTTCTTCTGGGGGCCTTTTGTAACCTACCTTTTTTTTCTTCTTGTTTTCTTCTTTGCTTTTCATTAGAAACTAATTATAATTTAATCCCTGTTTTATCCCTGTAAAATACACAATAAAAAACAAAAAACCCCAGGCCTTGAAGCTGGGGTTTTCACTCACTACCTTAACAATATACACCTAACAAGCCTATTCAGAAGGCCCCTTTTCTACTACCTTTATTTTTTTTGAAGCCCAAATTGAAGCAAAGGTTGCCCCAATAGAAAGCAAGATTGTAATCACATAAGCAGGGCTTCCCCAGGTAAACAAAGAACTTGCAATTGCAATTCCTGCCCCAATAAAGAAAAACCCCATCAGGCCCCAGGCAAACATTAGAGCAGCAGAGCCATATTCAGCAATCAAATCCCAAAGGGATTTTTCATCATTAAGATTCTTGAATTGTTGTTCGTTCATAATCTGTTGATTTGTATTAAAAATGCAATAATAATTCCAAATTTAAAACAATGTTAGGAATTAATTCATTTGGTTCTGTTTGTATCATCCAATAAGCAACCCCAACAATTCCTGCTGCCTTAATCAGAATATTCATCTGCCAGCTACCCCCCAACCTATCAAAAGGGCTGTTGTTATCTTGCAAGCTGGGATCTTGCCAAAGCTGAGGCTTCCCAGCATAAACAGGAAGCAGAATATCAAAGGAAGCCCAGAATATAAAGTTTTGAAAAAGGAATACCCTTGTTACCTCTGATAGATAACAAGGGCCTTGTTCCTTTAATGTTACGTAAAATGCAGAAAATAAAAAGAATATGAAAAGCCTGATGATTGCCCAAGCTGTTTTTTCTTGTTTGCTTATCCAATCCCCTGCCTTCCATTTCTCCCCATGAATGAAAACTTGCAGAATCAAAAAAAATAATATGGGGAATATCATGCTGGGGAATGTTAGTTCAAGGAAGGGATCAGAGCCCCAATCTTTCCTGCTGTCAATCCCTGCTGAAATACTTGCTTGTAGGAATCAGCAAGAATTAAAATCATCTGAGCTTGTTCAGGATTGCAATTAACAGGCAAGCCCAGAACCTTCCTTGCTAGTTCCTTGAATTCTGGAATTATATTTGCTGAATTAATTGCTTGCATTGTCTATAAATTACGGTTCAATATAGCATTAAACGAATTAAAATTCAATTAGTTTTAAATTAAAAAGGCTTCCCCTTGAGAGTTGGGGAAGCCTTTTTCAACCTCTAATTTCTTTTTTCATGAATTGCTAATTTAGCAGAATTTTCCTTTGTCCGCAAGGGCAAAGGCCTCCCTGAACCTGATTCCTTACATGAATTGTTTTTTTGCATCCATACCTTGAACATAAAACAGGAACAGGGGCCTGGGGCTTCAGAATATTAACTGAAGGAAGATTGATTGTTCGTTCTTTGCTTTTCTGGGTTGCCATGATTAGAGCTTAATGAAATGTTTAGTTGTATAAATGAAATCAAGCCCCTTTAGCCTGAGGACAAAAACCCCAGAAGGCAAAGATGAAAGATCAACCTTATTTGCCCCCCTATTGCTACCAACAGCAACAACAGCCCCTTTCATGTTTATAACTTCAAAGGCCTCCACTTCAAAAGGGGCTTCAAAGTATAATTGGCTTCCTGCTGGATTGGGATATAAAAGAACCTGATCTGCCTGGGGGCCTGCAAGCCTGGGGGCAGATGGCTGAACAGTAATAAAGAAATCCTGAAGCTTTCCTGCACAATTCCCAGCATAAGGAATTACACGAATTTTAGCAGTAAGATCTGATCCTGAAGAATTGCTTGCAATGAATGATAAATTCCCAAGCCCTATTTCAGGCCCAATTCCTATTTCAGGATTATTGAAGGAAGCATGATCTGCCCAAATTATGAAGCTTGTTTCAGGGTCGGGGCTGCTGAAGGCAATGCTTACTGCATCCCCTGCTGTTACTGTATCATTAGGGATTGAATCCAATGATACAAAAGGGGCTGTTGAAAATACTTCTTCCAATGTATCAGAACAAGATTGAAAGCCTTCATTGATTCCTATTATTTGATAATTGTTTGAACCTGGGGAAGGGGCATCAATGAAATAGGAAACAGGATTGCCTTTTGTGGCCTCCACATTCCCCAGGCAATTGCCATTTCTTGAAAATAGATAATTATCAGCAACCTTTCTTGAATCTGAAAGGCCTGAAGCAAGATCAAAGGAAGCCCCTGAACAAAAGGTTCCTGAAGGGAATGTTGCAGAAATGTTTGGGCTCTTTCTTACTCTTACTTTTACCTTCCTTGCAGGGCCTGCTGTTCCATCAAATTGAGCAACCCAATAAAAGGAAGTAGAAGGGGAAGCCATTGAAGGCAAAACAGGCTGCTCCCCTGTTCCGTTGAAAAGGGCTCCTTTGCTGCCTGAGTTATCTTCATACCAAACAAGGGAATTCCCTGGGATAAATGCAGAGTTCATTTCAACAACTTCATTCATATCTGCTGGGGCTGTTTCCCCTTGACAATAAAATATACTGATCTGATTGCAGGAATTACAATTCTGGGGCACAAGTTTTGGATTTGCAGCAAAGGCAATCAAGCCCCAGGCAAAAACCGACATAAAGAGAAAAAGGTTTTTCATGATTATTTATTCATTAATTAATTACAGATTATTTTTTGAAGGGCTGCTTTTAGATTCCTGATCTGCCAAAACAAGCAGGGCCTGCCCTACCCCTTCCAACAGCAGCAGGGCCTTCCTTATTGCCTCTGCATATTCAAGATCAGAAGCAACATCAAAATCAATTACTATTCCCTTGTATAAGGGGGCAGGGTTCTTTTCTAAGGGCATATTTTTGAACCGTTATAAGGACTAACAAAACATACTTCAATTATTCCTGAGGCCATCAGCAGCCCCAGAACAACAACAAAAACAAAAAAGGCAATAAGATACATTCCCAGCCCCTTGAAAGGGATCTTTGAAAATAGATGTTTAAACATATTGTTTAACCTTTTTACGAACATTCTTAACTGTTCCCTGTGAAATATTGTAATCTTTTGAAAGGGTTGTAATTGAAGCCCCTTTCAGATAATCCTGAACAACCCCCTTATAAGTTTGAAAATAAGTAAGATCTTTTGCCTGCTGAGGGTTCTGGGTATCTATTCCAGCAACAAGATCAGAAAAAGAAATTACCTGGGCTGCTGCTGGGGCAGGGGTTTGCCTGGGCATATTTTTTGCCCGAGGGCCTGGGGCATTTTGCCCTGTTTTTTCATTTTCAAGAAGATCTTTTGCCTGGGTAGGGGAGGGGATTGCCCCAAGCTTTATTTCAAGAAAAGTATAATACAGATATTGCCTTCTTGAAAAGATCAGTATTAAAATCATTGCCTCAACTATTGAAGAAAATATCAAAGCAATAGTTGAATAATAATCTGTATCAATTGAAGCTGCTGCCTGAAGTTTTGAATTGTCTGTTCTTGCATTCTGCTTATCAAGTGCCTTCAAATCAATCAGCTTATCAATTCGCTTTTCTTTTGTTGCAATGGTTTTTCTTGTAATCCAGGATCTTTCATATTTACCCCCAGAAAAAACCAAATTAGCAGGATCTTTTTTCAGGGCTTCAATATTCTTTTTTTCCTGTTTTATCAGTTCATCATAACCCCCAGCAATAGAAGCTTCATCTTTTAGGGCCTCAGGATCAACGGATGAACGCATTTCAGCAAGATCAACTGCCCCGTTAACTGAAGAACCTATTGAAACCCCCATTAATACCACTATAAAGAACATTGGTCCAATTAATACCTTCCTTGATTTTAGGAAGGTATCAGAAAAAACATTTCCTAATGCAACCTTCCCTGCTTCCACTATTACAAGAATTGATGCTGTTATAAGCATTCCAGCAATAAGCAGGAAGATCTGAGCATTTGAGCTAAAATCTATTTCTTCAAGGGGAATTCCTGAAATCATCTTCAACACGTAGCCAAAAACAAACAGCCCTGCAAAGGCAATGCTTAAAACATGGAGAAGATGAAGGGAAGCATTACTGATTGAATAAAGGGGCTTTCTTTGCTCAGCATAAGTCTTTTCCTTGAATTCATTGAAAGACTTATCAACAACAATCTGAAGCCTTTCCTGCTTCAGAGCCCCTTTCAGGGGCTTTTTACGGGGGGTTAATTTTTTTTTCTTCATTTGTTTTTCCTTTAGATAAAAATATTACCTGGGAAGGTAAATTAATTAGCTTTTCATTAAAAAGCAATCAAATGTAATTAACTAATAAAGAAAAAGCCTGGGGCAGGCCTTTCAGCATACCCCAGGCAAGAAAATCAAATAGGATATAACAAGTTTCTTCCAACCTGTTATGCTTAAAAATTTAAGGCTTATGCAATTTAAAAAAATTGAAGGCTGTTTCAAATACCATCTTATAACCTTGTTTCAAATACAGCTTGCTTCCTGAATATCTTATCAGATAGGCAATTGCAAAAAATGAAGCAAGTTCAAAATCTCTGAATATTGCCCTGAGTTCTGGGAAGGGTTCCCCAGGCAATTTTTCAATAACAAGTTCAGATGCAGCAGGCCCCATTCCTGAAACGATTCTGAAGGAAACTGAATACTTATCAAAAACCCCCTTTGAATCAAGAACCTGAATTGCTGCCTTCCTCAATTCCTGAATTTCATGAAAATCCCCTGAAGAAGGGATCTTCCCCCCAAGCCTGAAGAAAGGATAAATTGTTTTTTCCTTCCCCCTGTTTCTCTGCATCCCAATATCATCTGCAATAAATTCATTAAGAATATTGATTGCAGTTTTTACTTCCTGGGGGTTGCCCCCTGTTCCTAGTGGCTTCATTTTGCAGCCCTGCTTCTTCTTCTTGAATTTGCTGCAAGCTTTGATCTTCTAAGGGCCTTCAGGCTTCTGCCTTTCTTCTTGCCCCTTCTTCTTTTTTTGTTACTTATTGGCATAATTTTAAAAATTAAAATGAATGATAAGGTTTTGATTTTTGAGCAAGCGTTAAATAAAATCTTCTAAATCCTTTGTTACCTGGAAAAGTAGCTGCCTTTTACCATCAATCATCTTCCTTTCATTTGCGGCCTCTTCTGCATCATTGTAAATGGATAGTTCGCCCCTTCTTATTTTTCGGATTTCTTCTGTCAAATCATTGATTTGTTTATCAAATTCTTGAACCCTCTTTTGGTATTTTTCAATTAGTTTTTCCATGATTTCCGTTTTGTTTTAATTGGTTGGCAAGGTTTAAGCCTTTGTTCTTTTTACCACCCCTCCCCAAAATTTTTCAAACTCATAAAATGGAGGAAGGTTTTTTGTGGTCGCTATTTTGTTGAATAGCAAAATATCATCATGAATAATTTCTTCATGATCATCCCATCCTTGGTCATCTGCTGGATGGATAGAGGGGTTTGCCTTTTGATTTATTATTGATAAGCCAATAAAGTGTAATGTTCTTTTTACTTCTGTTTCGGTGAAATTTTTCATGATTTTTAGTTTGTAGTGTTATTAAAATAGGAAGCCCTTACGAGCTTTTAGTTTCTAAATATCTTTTTATTGCTTGCTGAATAACTGCGATAGCATTGATGCCATGTGCGTAGCTACCATCACCCTTTTTGTAGTTGATGAAACAATGAAGCTGCATATCTTCCAGCCTGACTATTTCAACCTTATTTTGCTCACAGAAATTTGTAATTTCTTTTAGTGTCATTGTTCTGTTTTTAGGAAGGTTAAAAAATAGAAAGTTGCTGATTGTCGTATTCTGTTGAATCCTGGCGAAATATCTCGTTTTCGGTTTCGCTTTTTTCTGATAGGTCATTTATGCCACAAAACCCGTTGCAATCAATTAGCGGCTTTGGGGGCTTATTAATCCCCTTCATATCAAACAGGCATTTGTGATTTGGATAATTTGGATTAGGAAGTAAAAACACATTCCACATACCTGACTGCTTTGCCGCTTTTGATTGGTCTTTATTTATGGTAACTGGCTTCCCTTTTAGTTCAGATATTTTATGCTCAATAATCCCCATTATTAAGTAACCCCAAGGATTGATTTTAGAGAATAAATACCAATAGGAAAGTCCACCTTGAACACAACCTGTCTGCAAACAATTATTGTTGTGTAAACCTAATTTATAGGCTACGGGAATTTCTATTCCTGCATCCTCAACAAACTTTATGCAATCGGGCTTATCGTACCCGTACATCAAAAGAGGGTAAATAGCTTTCGCGTCTGGATAATTCAGAGACATTCCCGAAGCTCGATTAAATTCTTTTTTACCAAATTCATACCCAAATACCTGGTAATCATAATTGTTTTCTTTCTGCCATTGCTTGCGAACGGCCCGTTTTAATTCACTAGAACAAATAGCGCCAAAGGCAAAATTCATTCCTTGGAATTTATACCAGACATCAACAATGCTATCATATTTGGGGTTCCAAATCCTTTCGATTTTTACCCCATACCATTTTTCGCAATCTTTCAGAAATCTGTAAGTATCTTTATGTTCGTTTTTTGTGTCAATCATTATTACACGAACATTCTCTTTGCCAAATAGCTTGATTGCTAAATAGCAAGCAACCGCTGATGTAATACCACCAGACCACCAACAAACAACAACCGTTTTATTTATACATTTAGTCATAGTGTGTTACTTTTAGTCAAGGTTATTATTTGAGTTATTCATTTTCAAATACTAACATTTTCTCAAATGGATTAGGTAGCTCGCTTATCTCCGAATTATCGGCAGCGTCACGAAGTTGGCAGGGGATCCCAAAATCTTTGTCAGTAAGGATAAACCCCATACCATCATGCCCAATTTCAAGGCCAATATCCTCTAAAAAATCTTCAAGCTTTTTAAGTTTCTTCGCTAGTGTGTGCGTTGGTAGTAGTCTTTTCATAGTGTTTTGTTTTAATTCCTAATGCAAGGTTGAAAAAGGGCGGATTACATACCGCCCTCATTCCTTTCTGAATTTTCCGGTGCTGCCTGCACTCGGTTGAACTTAATTTTGAAAGAACGTTGTATCTTTAGGGTAGCCTATTCTCAGACAGCTACCGCCTTCTTAGCATCTTCCAGGGCGCTGATATGGGCCTCGAAAAAGGCGCAAGCTTCCTCGGCTTCCTCAAAGCATATAGCAAATTTACCCATATCCATTAGGCCGCTGTGGGGCTGTATCTTCACGCATTTGAAATCGTGAGATCCGTACACGCCCTGTGTCATTTCATAATGACCGATTACGATTCGGTCATAATAATCGTCCGTCCAGTCAACGGACACGCCAGATCGCTTTGCTTTCTGCTCGACACCATCTACCACTTCCCACAGGAGGCGGTTTTCATGTCGGCTTTCTGCTTCGGGATCTCTGTCATCGTATCGGGGGTCGTTGCTGTAATATACCATACTATTGCTTAATGTTTAACTTACCTGCAAATAAATACATTTTGCCCATTTTTGCAAATTTTTATTAAACTTTTGCAAATTTCGTGCAATAAAAAAGCCTAGCGTAATGCCAAGCTTAGCTTGCTATATCGTTTATCTAGCTTCTGTGTGACTCTCAGTAGTACCTTGTCCCTCTGCGGCCTTCTCTGGATGCGTTTAGGCTCTTTCTTGCGCCTAACTGTCCCGTCCTGGTATATCCATAGCAGCCCAGCATACTTAGGACATTCTGAGGGCTGTATGAGGCCCGCAGGACAGGCGTAGTAGAAAAAGTTAGCCGGGTACTTACCCCTCTTTATCATTCGGTGCTTACGCTTCCGAATATCCCTAGCAAAATCGCCCCGGCTAATCTTAACCTCTACATCAATAACGTTCTTTACCTTTATGCTAAAAATATCAACCTCAACCCCTCGCACGATATACACATTTGGTATAACTGCCCAGTGGCCCTGACCTCTCAAATATTTACAAACTATCTCTGTAACTCGCTTGGTGTCGAGTTCCACCCTTCGAGGTGTTCCAAATAGTCGGTAGATATATCCAAACATGGCTCAGGGAATTGGCTTTTTATTTCTTCGATGTGTTGTTGGTACATTTCTTCGAGGTCATCTATTAGTTCGTAAATGGCTTCGGCCTTCGCTTGCAGTATCATCTTTCCTTTCTTGTTCTTGTGTTCGGCTGCATACTCTGTAAAAGCATTCGCCCGGTCTAGCATCCGGCTTTTCATGCCGCCCCACACTCTCCCCTTCCCCTCAATTAAGAGACGGCTTAATATCTGGTTTATCATATTTATCCTTGAAGTAATAAGCGAAATTTTTAGGCTTACTTAGATCTTGCTCCTCGCCAGGATCGCCCACGCTTTTTAGTTTCTCATTCTCCCACAAAAACACCTCAATATCACCCTTTGCCTCTGGGCCATAGATTAGCCCGAAAAGATCTAGTAAGAAGGCTTCGTAATGGTCATTTAGATTAATTATGTCAATACCATAATCATATAGGTCATTCCAATCCCTATTAACTGTTAGTAATCTCCATCTTTTAAAGAAGCTTTCCCATTCATCAACAAAGCGATTATTTCTTTGTCTAATATCTAGCTTCGCCCAAGTTTCTGGCTGAAATAATACACCCATAACCATCGCACCAAATAGGCTTAGTAATCGCTTGCTTTCTGTTAGCACCCCTGTTATATCCAGTCCAAGTCTACGGATGGCTATTTGCTGCATTTGACCATCGTTAAAATCATCAAGGGCTGACCATATAGGGCAATGTATTTCTTCGTGCTGTGCCATACGTAAAAATACGTAAAATTATCTGTTTTGCAAATTTTACAAATAATGTTGCAAATATTATGCAAAAGATAAAGCCGCTGTACCAATTAAGGCGCAGCGGCTTATTCCCTCTGTTTTAGGCAAGCGTTACTTCACTACCTTTTTCCAGGTTCCTTCTGATGAATCAATGTAGATATAGGTTCCTCTCGGCAGCGCTTTGATATTTCATGATCTATAAAAAATATTGATGTAAAGTATATCATCCACCGCAGGAGTTACACCGCTTGGTGGATAGTATTGAATTGTACCGTCAGTGTTTATCTTAATCGTGGCAATATGGTAAGTGCCAGCGCTATCGTCATAGTAGCTGATAGGCTTAATAACCGCCCCCGAAGGTCTTCGAGCTGGTGGTATAGGGTCGATATCAACGATCGTATTGCCGGTATACCCTGTCGAATTAGTTAGCGCTTGACTAATTAACATTAACTCCCCATCAAAAAAGTAGACAATAGCCGCAGCGCTCCAATCTGCCGAGCTGTCAAACGTCCCGGCGATGAAATTCACATTAGATCCGCTTATCGCATCATCGACGTACTTCTTGGTAGCCGCATCGTAATTACTGGTCGGTGTTGCAAGTCCTGTAATCTTATTACTTCCTGCTGCTAGGCTAGTAGTCATTGGGTTAGTAACCCCGCCCCCTGTCCACTCCGTGATAGTCCCATCATTGTCATACCATATTTTAGGGGGGGTTACATTCATCTGCCATGCGTATGTACACCCTGAAGGGATGCTTACTGGCTTCCTGTCTACCTTATATATTTTCTCGTATTCTGCCATTTCTCTTACTCATTATGTTTTATTCTTAACTTATTTGTCGTCATAGTCTGGCGTGACTCCGCTTGGTGTCCAGTTAATTTCATGATTAGCCCTGATATAGCCTTATACATCTTTTTTGTCACCTCTTCCTGAGATGATGTGATAAATACCAGATACTCTCCTACCTTGATCTGATTCATGCTAAAATATGGAGGTTTTAGCGGTAAAGGTGTCTGCCGTTGGCTGTGCTTCTTCGCTTCCTACGGTGTAGAATGTTGATGGGGAGTTTTGGTTATTGTAATCAGTAACAATATAGTCGTCGCTTAATAATGCGTCAAAAACCCGAAACTCATCAAGTTTAATATCCGCATACCTCGGATTCCCATTCGCACCATCCCTGCCTTTAAACATTGAGTTAGTAAAAGAGGTTATTCCGTGTGTGTAGCCTACTGTACCACTGCTCACCCCATCCTTATAACATTCCAAGGTTGAAGTGTCATCATGTTTTAATACAATATGATGCCAATTTGTATCCGTAATAGTTGGTCCTAACGGCACGTTCCTCCAGCCCCCCGAATAGCAATTAAAAACTAACTCTGCATTGCTGCCAGAAGACCCGTTATCCAACATCATAGACCATTGTTGTTTGTCTCCCCCGGCACTATTCCTTTTTGAAAAAATAAATTCGGCAGAAGACAGTGTGCTACTATTATTCCTTTTTAACCAAAAGCTAAAAGTAAAGTCTCCCGTCAGGTTGTTAAGAACACTAACGTCTGTGCCTGAATTGAAGTAATCATTTGTCCCATCAAAATCAGAGCCATTGCCAGATAATGCCCCCTCAACACTTGTTGGGCCAGTCCTGGTCAAGCTTATGCCATTGGATGACGAATCTACAATATTTCCGCTTGTTTCTTCATGATGCCACGCTCCAATCACATTATCAGTCCACACATTTTCGCTTCCATAGGTATCTGTTGCAGCATAAGCACTAGCACTAGGATTACCGTAGTAAATCTTAAAACTTGTGTCAGAACTAGATGATAAGAAATTAGCCTTAAAATGTAGCTCCCCCGTTTTGGCGCTTGTGTCAATCGCTACTATCTCAAAAGCACATTCTGTAGTCCCGTCTGCCCTGGTAATCCTGATGTCTGCCCCTGCACTATCTACATTTGTGAAGAAGCTTTCAGGCATCTCAGATAGATCTACATAAACAGGGAAGTCAGATACATCTCCATTTACTTGAGTATTATCTACTGTGATCTCTACCCTATAGTCCCAGTCTGTGTCATACCAACTCATTAGACATAGTCTTTAATCTGCCATGTGCTTCCAGCAAGCTGAATGTATTTTTTTATTGATTCCTTATTCGCTCCTGCATTCTGATAGACAGTAACCAAGGCAAACTGTACCTGCTCATCTACTTCATCAATTTTGTATTTTGTATATCCTGCAAGCTTGAGTTGTTGTTCTACTTGCTGCTCAAATACTTCAGGAATCTCTGATTCCTTCCATGCAGATTCATTTTGCTGCCCAGGTCGCAGAATGAATACTTTTATTGTGCTTTTACTTGTCCTTCTTCGTAGCCTGATAAGGAGATTAATCTGCCAGGTCTGAAAATTTACATTTACCTCACTGAGAGGGTCAGTAAGGTTTTTAGATAGGTTTTCTACTCTTTCGGTAGTAAGTCGAGTTACTCCTGCGAGTGTGTCTATTTCTGTGAGAATATCTTGAAAAGTTGCCATATTTTTATTCGAAAATTAAGTTAACTATTAAGCCCTTTGGGGTTGTGGTAAAAGTTGAAGCACCTATCTGTAGCTCTAGTCTATCATTTGTGACTACATCATCTGCCGCTGTATTGATTGAGCCTGTAGATGAGTCTATTCCTCCTGCTGCTATAGTCAAGTTTGCAGAGAGCATATTTGCGGTGTCTGTTCTATTGTATAGCATCGCGTTGGTGCTGTCTCCTGCTCCTGCTACATCATGATGGTACGTGATTTCTATCAAATCCATGCCTGTAAAAAGGGAAGGAATAGGCCCTATTTTGTAATCAGTAGAGACAGTGATGTCTGTTGCTGCATCAACAAGTCTCACCATCAACCCTTTTTGTTTGGTGATAGCAGGCAGTTCTGCAACGGGAACAAGTGCCGATCCATCTAGGGAAGCATATCCAGATGCTGCGCTTTTTTCAGATAGAAGCTGATATGTGCCTGGTGCAACTCCCCCGCCCCCTGTCCACTCCGTGATAGTCCCATCATTGTCATACCATATCTTAGGAGGGGTTACATTCATCTGCCATGCGTATGTACACCCTGAAGGGATGCTCGCTGGCTTCCTGTCTACCTTATATATTTTCTCGTATTCTGCCATCAATTAAGTACTTTTTGAGGTGTGTCCGGTAATTTTCGGTATGTATCGTAGTTATAATCAAAGTCTACTGCCGCTGGGCACGGATCAATCTTGATAGTAAGGAAAAACGGAAGCTCCGCTAAATTGTCTCCCCAAAAGCCATACCTAGGGGTAGTGGTTAATTCCCTATCTACAATCTTTGTCTTTAGCCAGTTTTGGCGCTCAATGGTATATCCTTCTGCTTGCATCCAGCGATCAGAATACCAGCCCCATGCAGAGAACCCGCCGCCATCATCATATCGGGAATAAACAAACTGGGCCAGCTCATTGGTTAGCTCCGTGAGTAGCTGCCTGAGATCCGCTCCTATTTGCTCGAAAGTCCTTTGCTCGGAAATGTCGGTTACCTCGCTTGTCTTTTGCGGCATTAAGTCTGTAAGGTAGAAAGCCAGGTTTACCGTATGGCCTTCTGTCGGCTGGAATAGATTGGTAATATTGTCTCGGTTTTCGATAACCTTTAGGGCTGGATAGTCAAAGTTTAGGGCAGAATCCTTAGATCCGTTTAGCTCCCATCTGCGGGAGTAGAAATAGGCTTTATCTTTGTACCGTGAATCTTTGTCTAGGTTCGGTGTATTTTGCCCAGCCTTTGGCGATATTACTGCAAATGTGTTTATGCGCTTGTGCCGGTAATATACGCCATCCGTGACCGTTTCGGGCCAAGCTTTAATGATCCTTGCAAGTATCTGGTAAAAGTCTATTGTGTTGGTTAGCGTTCCTGCCATCGCCTCATAAATCTATAACTGCGAACTATATCATTGATGGCTACTGCAAAGATAAAGCCAAATATAATAGCGAATGATATTATTTGTATATCGAATGCTAACGGGTATAGTTTCCAATGGATCATTTTATCCTCTTCCTAAATCAGTTGTTTCTGCCAGCCAGGTAAGCGCTTCCAAGAAGTTGGCCCTATATGCTGACTCTATGGGTGTCAATCCCTCCTGGTTAAATACCCCTCCCTCTGCGATGTGATGAACTATTGAATACCATCCCCACCGCTTCCACTTAGCCTCGAACTCCTTCTTTCTTCTGGCATAGTCTTCCAATGCTGTGCCAGTCAAGCCGCTGGGCTTGCTTGCATTAAAGAGGACAGCGATAAGGGGATGCTCTGTGATAAAGCCTTTAAGCCTGTTGAAAAAAAAACCACGTCCAAAGCTATGTCCATTGGTATATCCTCAAAAAGCTCCTGCCGCTCCCATTGCCATTGCAAATAAGCAGGGCCATCAACGGGGGGCTTCTCCACCTTTCCGCCCTTCAATACCTCGCGGCTGAGTGCCGCTAATACCCCAACGTTGATATTGTACTCGTTGGCCCTGTTTTCTGTATGGTTCTCCCAGCTGTGTTCTATCTGTAAAGCGTTGATCGCATCCCTAACCGTCATATCCGCCCCCGGCATTTCCTGTCCTGCTATTGACTTCGAAACGAAAGCTTTGAACTTGCGCCCCTTATGCTCAAAGTATTCTCTCTCCTGTGGCTGGTAGCCATATACGGTATTAATCGTAAGCAGGAAAAGGGAAAGAAGGCTATCCACGCCTTCGGGTTCTTTTGGGCTACCTAGCGGCATTTCTAGCAAGTCATCTAGTCTCGCATTATTAACAAATGTTAATGATAGCTTAGCAAATAGCACATAGCTTTCCGCCCATTGCTCGGAAGTCCATTCCTTTTGTAGTTCTACCCTCTCGGCTTCATCCTTGGCATTGTGAAAGGCTTTGAACCAATCAGGCATCTTATCCAACCTCTGGAAATAGGAACCCCATCGCTTCAGTGTAATCTCTGATGGGTGAGTTAGTACATGGGCTTTGACCGTTTCAACCTCGGTCGTACCGTTGTCTAGCTCCGTTGATATGTCGATAGCGAAATCTAAAGGCATTTACTTGGCCTCAGCAATCAGTCTCTCCAATGTCTCTACCTTCATCGTCTTACGTACCTTCAGCCCCATCGCTTTGGCTTCAGCATAGAGCTTTTCCTGTGGTGTCTGTACGGGTTCCTTCACAATCTCATGAATAGCTTCCTTCAATCTATCTTTCGCAGCCTGTGGACTGGCCATAAATTCCTTGGCGCGAGCTTGGTGTAACCTTGTTCCGGCCCTTTTGATGTCTCCTGCGATAACTGCCCAGTTTGGATGAATGTCATTCTGGTACATCCATATACCGATATGTGCCTCCTTCATCAAGTCAAAAAGCTCGTTTTTGTTTCTCAGTCGTTCCGTATCTGTCATGTCGGATAAAAATATTAGTAAAAATATACAATCGTGTGCAAACATTGTGCTAAAAATAGGCAAAAGGCCCAAAGACAGCATTTTTTTTGCGTTTACCCTACTAAATTAATTAGCGGGGATGGACACAGCGGTGATCGACAGACGTATAAACTCCTTTTATAATATCCAGAACAAGGGCGAGGACACAGCAGTAATCGACCTTATCGGTGTTATAAATGACTTCTGGACAGGCGATAACTCGAAAGAGGTTTTTCTGGCCCAGCTCAAAGGCATTAAAGCCTCCAACATTACAGTAAACATTTCTAGCCCTGGGGGCGACTCTGCCGATGCGATGGCGATATATGATGCTCTGAAGGGTCACCCTGCCAGAGTTACAGCGCGCCTCTCTGGCTTGGTGGCTTCAGCCGCTACTACCGTAGCCTGTGGCGCTGATGTAGTAGAGGCAAGTCCTACCTGTATTTACATGATCCATAATCACTGGATTTTTACAGCTGGGAATAAGAAGGAAATGGAAAAAACCATGAAGGCGTTAGACACCTTCGATAAGGTCGCGGCTGGTATCTACAAGAAAAGAACGGGACAGAGGCTAGACACCATCAAGCGAATGATGGATGAGGAAACCTACATGACAGCACAGGAAGCAAAAGACTTTGGCTTTGTAGATAAGATCATAGAGGGTATCACTTTCGAGAACCAAGTAACGCTTGAAGATCTCGAAGTAAGGAACTACATGAGTAGTACCCTAAACTGTGCTAAGCTACCGCCAGTCGCAGCAGGGGAAGCCCCCGAAATACCAATCAATAGTCAAACTGATAATAATATCATGGATAATCTTAACACAGAGCAGCAGGGCGCTTTTGTCCGCTTTGTCAATAGCCTTATCGGCAAGAAAAACGACGAAGCAGAAATCGCGGAAACGCCCCAAGCAGAAACCAACGAACTTGAAGCCCTTCGCAATGAAGTGGCAGACCTGAAACAGCAACTTTCAGAAGCTAAGAACACTGAGACCTTCGATGTCCAGGCTTTTGCTAATTCTATCGCTAATGCCATCAACGGCAAAGTTGAAGAGGTAGCCAAGGAGGTGGTAAACGAAGCGACCGAGGCTGTAAAAAACGAAGTAACCGAGCTTAAAGCAGAGGTGGAAAAAGTAGCCGACAAGGTTAACAACAGCACCGAAGTAGAAGCCCTCACCGAAAAGGTGGAAGAAGTAGCCAAAGCAGTCAACAAAACAAAGACGCTCGAAGCGCAGCCTGAGACTCCGACCAATAATGGTGAAGGGTTGGAGAAGGTAGTCGCGCCCGAAAATACCTGGCTTCACACTGTCAAAAATTTCTCCAAGAACTAATAATAAAAAATAGCAAGATGGGAATGGTAAATACTGGTGGAACGCTTAACGCAGGATACCAATTAGAGGAAAGCAGGGAATTGCTATTGAAGCCGGTTTTCGAGTCAGAGAATGTTCTGGCCCAGGCTGCAAATGCCCTCAATATTAACGTGTATGATGTATCGTATGGCGTTAAGAACAAAAAGAAATTTAAGCGTATCGGCAAAATGGGGCCGATCGCCAAAGCAAGAACGAACTGTTCCACATGGGATCCTGTGGTTATCCAGTCAATGGTCGATGACGAGTTTACTGTACACGCTTTTGAGGTGGAAGGGGAGCTTTGTGCTGACGAGTTTACTGGCATCTGGGAAAACATCCGAGGCGCAGGAAACAACATGAACAGCACAGAAGGCGATCTTGCAAATCAGTTGGAGCAAGCTTTAATTACCCGCGTTCGCGGTGCGCTCAAAGATGATATCTTCCGTCAGGTATGGTTCTCAGAAACAACTTTTACTACCACTTACGCTACTGGGCTTTCACAGCTTGATATGCGTACTCGCGGAGTCCTGGAAACGCAGATGGCCCAGTTTGATGGCCTGTGGGAGCAGATTGAGGACGGTGTAACCGCTACCAATATCGCTTATGTGGACAGCTACGATGGCGCTACTCGCTATGCTACCAGCGCAAATATCTCCTCATGGTTCGAAGCTATGCTCGACGCAGCAAGCAACGAACTGCGTCACTTCGTTAACCAGGGACAGGCTGTATTCTTAGTACAGCGTGCATTCCTTAAAGCATACCGCCAGTATTTACAGGGATTGGGTACTGAGATGTCTAACCGCTTCATCGTTGAAGGTAACGGACAGCCGCTTCGTACAGTCCTGTTTTATGATGGCATTCCGGTGATAGAAGTCCCTGAGTGGGATGACTTTGATTCAATGTTGCCTATTTCCGGCAAAGCAAAAGAGCGCGGCCTGTTGGTAGCCCTCGAAAATTTGCAGATCGGTACTGATGCTGATAGCTCCGCTTCTACTGGAAACGGTCGCGGCTTGGTTATCTACCAAAACCCTGAGCCAAGCGCGAAAGGTCGCGTTGAGATGTATAGCGCCTACCGTATAGGTTGTGGTGTTGCTTATGACAATCTGATTGTAGCGTCTTACAACGGTACAGTACTGCCATAATGAACCCCCAAGACAATTTTATTAACCTAATATCAAGATAAAAAAATGGCTTTTTTACCAGCTTGTTTACCCGCAGCCGTATCTCTGGCATCTTGCCCAGATGGTAGTCCGGGGGTAGCTAATATCTACTACTGCCAGAAGTCTGATATCTCTGCCGTTACCGTTACTAGCGGTGACATCACAGGGTTCACCATGACAACAGGCAAAATTTTCTACGAAATCCAGTGCGATGACCAGGTTTCTACTCTCGTTGAGGAAAGCGCAGATATTCGCTACGCTTCCAAAATTACGCAGACGTTGACAGCGCAGATTCCTGGCCTATCTTCTTCCATTCAGCAGCAGCTTCTGAGCATCAAAAATTGCTGTGAGTTGGTTCTGGTTCTGAAGTTCAATAACGGTATCTATAAAGTGATGGGCTACGATGTAGACTACGCAGCCGATACCGCGACCTATAAGAACTGCCAGGTAAACGTCCTCGGATGGGATTCAAAGGCGACACAGGACGACGACTACGCGACATTCAACTTAGGTACTACCTGTACCACTACCGGACTCGCTCCGATCTTTACGGGTACGTTGACCTTATCATAATTTTTAGCTGACTATGGCTAAAAGAAAGAACGAGGAAGGAGTATTTAACCGTACTTCTTCCCCTTCCAAAAACCAGGACGCTGAGCGTAAAGCGCCAGCAAAAAAGGTGAGTAGGAAGCAGCAGTTTGAGGTGGTCGGGACTCCGGGCCGAAACTTCGCAATCGGTGGACGATATTTCAACACTAGTAGCGAGGATTGGTACAGCCCTGGGGGCCGCAAGTATGCCGGAATTGCCAACAGCCAGGAGCTTCTACAATGGATCTTCGACTGGGGGCCGTTAGGCGCAACATGGGTAAAAGCACCCGAAGGCCACGAAGCACCCTGGGCTAAGTTCATCTAAAAAAAAAGGTATCTGCTATGTCTAACCTGGATTGTACCGATTGTGCGAAGATTACCGCAAAGACGCTATCGAATATCGGCAGCGGGTATGGCACTAACTGTTTAGCGGTTGGTGATGTTTGCAATCCAATCCAAGATGAACTAACGCCCTCGGAGAATGAAGCCCGTAGCAGTTGGTACGGTGGTTTGCACATCGTTCCCTATATGGGCGAAAACCATACAGCGCTGAAGCTATTCAACCGCCTAAGCACGCTTAGCCCTACGCAGGGCGCTTGCATTCAGTCGATAAAAGACTATGCTTTAGGTGGTGAAATGGTTGTTAAGCGCCGAAAGCGTGACGGCTTTGCCAATACACGCGAAATACAGGAGGTCAGCCCACAGGAGGCTAACACGTTCATTGATTTTCTCGAAAGCTTTACCAGCGGAAGGGAGCTTTATGCCTTGTCAAATCAGTCATATAACAACCTTCAGGAAAACGGTAATGCTTGGATTCAGGTAATCTTTACGGAAACTGCGGGTGTGCGAAGCGTTGAGCTAAGGGGCTATGACCAGCTTAATGTGCGATATAAGTATAGTAAGCTAGGTGAGGCCCGAATGGCCTATGTTTCGGATGAGTGGAACACTACCTATCTAGCAGCAAATCCGGCAAGGCTATTACCTGTCTACCCTTATATCGGTGATATGGGGGAAGGAGTATTTACTACCCTCATTCATGAAGCCAACCTTACCACCTCCAGGAATTGGTACGGAGTGCCCTTCTCCATTAATTCTATCTATTTTCAATGGCTAGAAGTGATGCGCGGGGATTACACCCAAAAGGAGTACGGAAACGGATTTACAGGAAAGCACTTTGTAGAGGTTGAGGGTGATGTCGACAGCTCAGACTATGCAGACGTAGCCGCAAGCTTTAAACGCGTTTTTTCCCGGAAGGGCGAAGCCAATAGCGTAGTATTGAGGCAAAGGGCCGAAAGTCAGGAAAAAGCTTTTATCCATAGCTTTAAGCCCAATACAGACGAAAAATTTCAGAAGTATGTAGCTGAAGATTGCGAGGCCCAGATAGTGAAGTCTCACAACTGGGATGGTTCTCTCATGGGACAATCGAAGGCGGGAACGCTCGGTAATACTCAGGAGCTAAACAGGCTGTACAGATGGAAATATCAGACGGTCGTTAAGCCCTGGCAGAACCGGACTCTAGCGCCCATCAATTTGGCAGTAATGCTTGCAGCTGAATACATGGGGCAACCAGAGATGCAGCAGTACAGCATAGGCTTCACCAATCCAATGGCTGAGCTATTGGAGCAGGAAGCAGAAGCGCAAAGCAGGGAGGGCGTGGCATGAGTAGCTTGATAAATGCATACGAAGTGCGATACTTCAGTCCTGCCGGGCCTAACTATGATGTCAACCTATTCAATAGGCTGATTAATACCCGCGAAAGGTATGTTGCCAACAAGTGCTTGGGTTGGACTTTCTATGACAAGCTGGTAACTGATGTGATAAGCTATGCCGGGACTGATTGGAGCAATGCCGCCACCTACTCAACGGGTGACGATGTTAACAACAACAGCAACGGACTCGTTTATACCGCCCTGCAAAACGTGCCAGCGGCCACCCCTTTGAGTGATACCAACTACTGGGAGCAATCGAAGAAGTTCAACACAACGGCTTACAATAACCTTTGGAATGGTGGCCTACGTGATTACCTGGCAATAAGCGTCTACCGTGCTTCGCTTGCGATGTCAACCTTTAGGGGTGAGTCTCAGGGCGTACTTCGTGGTAGTGATCTGACAGTAACAAAGGAGGAATTGAGCTATACCGTAAGTGCTGCGAAGGAAGCGGAAACGGAGGCATACAGCAACCTGGTAGACTACCTGAAGCGAAATGCTACTGCCCTTAGTTGGGCTAGCTGCGATGATGATGCTGACTGTGAGGCATTGAGGACTAAAAATTTAGGTTTCATGTTCTATGCAGACGACTAAACTACTACTAGCAAAGGCCGGAAGCAGGGCGCTGAAGATGGTGTCCGATGGCTTCGACTTTGAGCAAGTGAGCGAAGAGAAAGCCCAAGAACGGCTAGCGATTTGTAAGGACTGCAAGCATTTACAAGGCGATCAATGCGGTGTATGTGGATGTGAGGTAGAGTTTAAGGTAACATTGAAAACTAATCCTGTATTGACAGTATTTAAAGCAAAGAAAAAAGAAAATAAATGCCCTAAGGGGTTTTGGTAATATTAATAATTAGAAATCATGATTGTAGCAAATTTAGCAGCTGGAAACAGCAACCCCGGAAACGCAATCAAAATCGTTTCGGGTATCAATGACGATAGCGGCACAGTGGATACCTCTACTGATGTAAAAAGCTATACAATGACTCACGACGTATCAACAAAAGGCAGCTTTACAGGCGTTAGCCTGGCCGGAACTGTTTATCACTTCGACCCTGTATTGGATGGTGACGATACAGCCAAATTGACAGCAGCCATCGAGGGCGCTATCCTGGACGCTGGATTCACTTACGATAACGGTGATGTTCGAGTAAGCAAGTCCAGTAATGAAGTTACTATTCAAGCCTATCCGTCATCTTTGGTATTTACTGAAATGAAAGGGGCGACAAGCGATACCAGCTTCACCGCAGCCAACTCTAAAAAGATCAATGTGATCTATGACGAGTTCAACAAGAAAGGATACACCCAGTCGGCAGCGGCTATTTAAGGTAATCTTCCTAGTTCATTTCATAGTAGAATCTCCAAGGGGGTAGGGTGTATTCTCTACTCCCTAATTTTTTGACAATATGCCAAGCTATTATTTTTGGGAAAGTGGGAATGTAGGCCCGGTCAACTTCGAGACAGGGCTTACTGAATCTGTTAACCAGGTAGGGCACGGCTTTACCTTGCCCTCGTTTGGGTTTATTCCTGTCTATGACAATGCCGGAACATGGACAAAGGCGATAGGCTCCGCCAGTTCTACCTATCAAGATGCTGTCATTATAGAGGTGACTGATATAGATAACTTTGTCATCCAGCGCCAAGGGTATGTAAATATTGCCAATCACGGCCTAGCAGTAGGCCGCGATTACTACCTTTCGGATGATGACGCTGGGGAGATCTCGCAAGTGCCTACCACTAATCTGGTAAAGTGCGTAGCTCCTGTAAATGATAACTACCTTTTTATCTACAATGTAGGCAACCCTTACTTGGTTAATGGGCTGCAAATGGATAGCACGACTGGGCAGGGAAAGTTGGGAGGTACTCTTATAGAAAATACGCTAATAAACGGGAACTCGTCATATAGTATGCTATATGCTTTGCTTTCGTCTTTTGTTATTTCATCTGCCGATAATATTATAATAAGGGCTACAAATTCATCACCAGGTACTGCTTTTTTTGGAGCAAATACAGAAGTAACACTATCAGGCGGAACAAAGGTATTGATAGTTACTCCTGCCGTAACCGGTGCTACCGCCAGCATAAACGATGTCCTCACACTAACCAATGCCACTACCGGAGAATGTGAATGGAGCGCACCAACGGGCAGTAGTAGCCCATTAACTACAAAAGGTGATTTATTTGGATTCAGTACAGTAGATGCTAGGCTTCCAGTAGGGACAAATAACCAAGTATTAACAGCTGACAGTACTCAGTCCCTCGGTATAAAGTGGGCCGATATATCAAGCTTTAGCGGTGGCACTTATGGCGCATCATCATCCTATCATACCAACCTTACCGGAACAACAGACAGTAGAAAAGATGATGCTGACCAAATTTATGTAAAGGGGAGCGTAACGGCAACGGCTTCTATCTCCGCTGGTACTACGCTTTTTCAGCTTTCCGAAACTCCTAGCAGCACGATGCATTTCCCGATGATTTACCTATTCGGAGGGTCTAGCAAAATAGCCATCGTCGGAAGCTGCGACAGCTCCGGAAATGTATCTATTAGCGCGGGGCTTTCAAATACAGACGTAGTGCCTTTTGATGGGGCTAACTTTTACGGAGGATAAAAAGAAATAAAACCATTGTTCAAAATTTTGCAAACGGTATAATTTTAGCAGAAAAATGACAAACGACCAGATATTGAGCGCATTTAACGAAAGCGTAAAGGAAATTAAGAGAGATATAGCAGAAGTGAGCGAGAAGTTAACCAGGGTTAACACTATCCTGGAAGGTGCTGGTGATGGTGGTATTATAGGCGACCTGAAGCGCGTCGAGCGTAAGGTAGATAAATTAGAGTCTGAGTTCAGGGAAGATATTGACACGTTGAAGCGGAGAATGTGGCAGTTAGTCGGTGGCATTTCTGTTGTTACCTTTCTAGCTGGGTTCCTGCTTCCCAAAATTTTGGGATAATATGAACGAATATAGACCTCGATGGGGTGATGAGTGGAGAGGGATAATAGACCAGGTGCGAAAGCTCGGCCCTGATCGCGTACAGCTGATGTTAGAAGAAATGCAGACGCATAACTTCGCACCCAAAGAACCGATATATAGGGAGGAATACACGGTAACAGAGGGAAGAAAGAGGGGATTGATATTGCCGTGTGTTCATGCTCCCTTCCATAATGTCAGGCAGATGGATGCCAACCTAAAATTAATCCGGTATATAAAGCCGGATTTTGTTGTTATTATGGGTGACTTCCTAGATGCCTTTTCGGTGTCGTCGCATAATCGCGGTCAATGGGAAATCCCTGGGCTTACCTTGCAGCAGGAATACGATGAATCAAATGTAGTTTTAGACGTTCTGGATCAAGCTATGGGCGACTGTGAGAAGGTCTACTTGGAAGGCAACCACGAAGAACGTATTAGACGCTTCAAGAAGCCCGTAGACAACGCTAAATTAGGCGGTGCTATAATAGACTACCATCAAGGGCTAAGACTCGCTGAGAGGGGCTATATCAGCCTCGCACCATACCGGGAAGCCAGGTGCTTCATTGGCGATCTTTGTATCATTCATGGCGTTTATTGGGGTGTCCATGCAGCCGCCAAACACCTGAAGGAATTAAACCAGAATGTAGCCTTTTGCCATACCCACCGCTGGCAGCAGTTTAGCAACGGCAGAAGCACAGCATATAATATCGGGTGGGGTGGAGATCCCGAAGCGAAGGTATTCAGATATAAAGCATGGTGGGAGCGCAAGACCTGGGTAAACGGCTGCGCTGTCATCGACCAGCACGAAAATGCAATGACCACCGTTACGCCCTTGCGCTACGATGGTCAATACTTTTTTGAGGGGAGGGGCTTTTAGCCTACTCCGGAAACAATACCTCCTGTCCTGTTGTTATACTTTCAGGCATCTGATATAGGGCTTCGGTATTCGCACGTATTTTACGGTTTTCGAGGTATCGCGTCACCTTCCCCCATCCCTTATAATCCTCAATAAGATGGCGAAGCTCGTTTGCATTGAGTGGGAGCCTATCAAAGTATTCGATAGCCTGGTCGGCAGTCATAGCCAGAGGCATATACACCGTTTGTCCGTTTCTCTCCATGCGGATTTTTACATCTCTAATCTCAGTATCTATTGCGGGGATAATCGGCTCATTGTGGCTCATAATCGGCTCATGGTAGCCCTTTTGTAGCTCATGTAGGTATGTGCTTTCCCGGTACTCCCTCCGAGCGTAAAGGGCGCTAACCGCAAGCAATACAGCAAGGATAAGAAAGCCTATGCTGATGGTAGTCGTCAGGTGTAGCCCTGATTCTGTCAGATTGAAATATCCCTCATGGCTAGGAGTTGTCTGCCAGTTAATCCAGCGTATTACTACCCAGTATCCAGCCGCAGCTGGGATAAACAGGAATACCAGGATGATCCATGCCTTTGCCTTTTCCGCTTTGTTGGCTTCGCGGTCTGCGATGCTCATAATTCTTTCAATCATAGCGCCCTCCTTTTATTTGGCGCTTACAGGCTTTGTTAGTAGCTTGTTCGCGCTGTTTGTTATCTCCAATAGCAATATAGCAAAAACCCTGCACTTTTTGAAGGTGTAGGGTTTTGTTTTTAAAGGACTTGTATTCGAGGGGTTTAAAACAGCCTTAGTTGTGATTCTTGTTTATTGCTTGATTGTAAACGGGCTTTCTTATTTTTCTCAAACCACTTTTTTAGCCTGTCTAGTTCTGATATGTCAATGCACTCAGTTTCCCCGCCAAAAGATTTTTTTGGTTGGTATCGTTTAAGGTTTGGGATTCTGAAAGCTTCTTTTTCTAGGTTGTAAATATGTTTTGCTGTACCCGCTATTTTGGAAATTAGCGTGTATTCATAAGGAAGGGTGGCAGAGCCAGAAAACCGCATATTTACATTATAGAATGTCCTGCCTACTTTCAGGAAAGATTCGCCATCTCCATCACATAAGATAAGGTACAGCTTAAATCCAGTAAAATATTTTGACTTTTTTGACGCATGCCTCCATGCCGTAAGCGTCCACCCGCTATTTTTACACCCTGAACATCCCCTCCCCTGCAAATGACTCCCAGGTGTCTGATAAAACGGGCCGTGAAACTTACATTTTATTAGAACCTTTATACGCGAGCTCTCCCATTCGGTGCCAGAATAATCATACCTGTCTCCATGAATAATTTTTGCTTTATTTATGAAGTCATTAGTAGAGACCGTGCCCGAACAAGCGGGACACCCGCTCCCTCTTAGATGGCTATTTGGGACTTGCTTAAACACTCCGTGTTTTTTGCAAATAATAGAAACTTTGCTTTGCGCTTTTATGTATCTTACTATTGAGTAATCATATATGTCCCCATGTACAGACCTAGCATTTCCCACAAAAACATCTTTTGGTATACGGTTCTTCTCTGCCATCGAAATATCGCCGCACTTCGGGCACCCCTTCCCCTGTAAATGACAGCTGGGCCTTTGGTTAAATACCCCGTGTTTTTTGCAAATTATTAAAACTTTAGTGCTGTTATTTTTGTATTTGACTTTAGAATAATCATACCTATCTCTATGTATTTTTTTTGCTCTGGCCGTAAACCCAGATTTAGATAGCCGTCTTTTTGATGCCGTCGAAATACCACCGCACTTCGGACACCCTTGGCCCTGTAAATGGTGTGCAGGCATCTGAAGGAACAAGCCATGAACATCACAAAGTATTGAAATTTTTATATTTGATTTTTTATAGTCTACTTCTGAATAGTTGTATTTTCCCCTGTGTATCAATGATGCTTTTTCTATAAATGAGCCTGTTGTATATGTTTTTATTATTGCCCTCCTTTTTGATCCGCACGCCCTGCATCCACGTCCGCGTAAATGATCCTGCGGCAACTGCCTAAACACACCATGTTCCTTGCAAACTATATCAACCTTAATAATCGCCTTCTTATACTCAACCCTCGAATAATCATACCTATCCCCGTGAACCCTTCTGGCCCTTTCAATAAATAGTGCGGTTTTATCCCTTTTCATGGCCATTCAATCCTTTTTATCTCCTTTATACTTCAAATAAAATTGTTCAATCTTTCTAGCCGTTTCCAGCGTTTCCCAGTACACCCGTTTTAGCTCTTGCATACTGATGTCAATATCGAAAAGCTGAGGCGCTTCGTTAGCTACCGTCAGGGCTTCGCCTAATTGCGGGTTTCCTGCGCGTCTAATGAAGTTAACCTGTGCTTTGCTTGGTGTTATACCTGTCTCCTGTCGCAGCGCCAGGGCGTAGATATGGAGCTGGGAGTAATGGCCTGAAGTGTACTGCGCTTCCTTACCCTCGCCTCCTGTCTTGTAGTCGATGATGTGGGAGAGATCCGCCAAGTTGCTGTCAATGAATCCAAGCACATAAAAGCCATAACTTGGATAGTGCAGCCTTACCTCTCGCTCAAATTCATCCAGCCTAACGCATTGCTTCAGTACCGACTGTTCAACTGGTGTGAACTGGTTGAACTGGTTACGCTCCAAAGCCTCTCCTACCTTACTTCCAAACTCGGTGTACTCATTCCCCTCGAAAGGCTTATCCAGGATAT